ATGAAAAAGTTAATCATCACATCAGCACTCCTTGTTGCAAGCCTCATCAGTTGCAACACATCAACCCAATTGTCTAACGAAGAACTCGACCGCATCAGCTGGTCAGCCTTCTGCAAGGACTTCGGCTACAACGAAAAGGCCGATGCCAACAACGAGAAAGCCATCAACGATTATCTCGACGCTTGGCGCGGATCCGTTGCAGAAGAAGAGGCGTTCAACAAGTTGGGCATAAACCTCTACAACTAATGTCTAATAAGTTCTGCACCTCCTGCAAACAGTCCTTCAATGCTCTCAACGGCTGTTTCTGCATGTTCCTCAACCGTTACGTTGAGTACGCAAAGACACCACCATGTGCAACCACTAATAACAACAAAAAATGAATAAAGCATATTCTATCATCCGCGTTTGCATCCTACTTATCATCGGATGCGCAGGAACACTCTTCCTTTTCGGAGAGGAGCAAGACAACAGTTTCTTCGCGTACCTCTTCCACCTTATCCTCGACAAGGCCCTCGGTTTCCTGCTGCTTGCTCTCACCATCTTTCTCTTCAACAAGTGGCGCAAGCATGACTGGTTGCTTCAGTTCTTCGACAAGCTGTGCGATGAAGCCGACGAGACCCCAAACCCAATGATGAGCCGACAGGAGGGCGAACTATAATGGACTTCCTCAACTTCCCCGACAAGTGCGTACGCTACTCCACCTTCCTCAATGATGTGGCCGCAAAGGTGGTCCACATGATTAAGCAGGATGCCAACGATCCAGAGTTCATCAGCCAGAACAAAGCGTTTCAGATGTTCGGTCGTGGCAATGTGGAGCGGTGGCGCAAGCAAGGCAAAGTCCTTGCCTACAAACGTCCGGGTAAAGTCGAATACCGTACAGCCGACCTGCGGCTGTTGCAGAGGATACAACAAGACTACCTTAACAAGTAGCCTCAACTGCCGCAGATAGAATGCTTAATCGGAAAGGGCACCCGGCGCAACGGAAACCACAGAAGGCATGTTATAGCCGAAGTACAAGGCTCAAATATGCTCACGGAGTGCATTAGTGCGGTTCGACTCCCACCTGCGGCTCACAGACAAACAAATATATTCATCTTTTAATTTTTAACACTATGAGTAAGATAGGACTTACAGTTGAGCAAATCAACGCAATGGAACCTACTGGGATTGTTCGCAATGACAATGTACGCGACAAGTTCATCCAGATTTATGAGGCAATGTGGACACCATCCACCGGAACATCAGGCGAAGCAGCCTACGAGCGCGAGTCACGCAACTTCAACCGTCTGCTTTCTGAGAAAGAGGACGTGCGCAAGACGTGCACAAAGTTCTCGCTCTTCACAGCTTTCCTCGACGTGGCAATTTCCGGACTCACCCTCGACCCCGGCACAAAGGCGCAAGCCTACCTCCTTGCTCGCTCCGTCGCCGTTGACAGCTACTATGACAACGGACAGAAGAAAAACAAGTACGAGACACACTGCATGCTCACCGTGTCCGGATATGGCGAGCTGGTGCTTCGTGCACGCTGCGGCCAGATACGCCACGCCGACAACCCGGTTATCGTGTACGAAGAGGACAGCTTCGAGTATGGCGAACGCGACGGACAAAAATTCGTCAACTACACATGTCGTCTTCCCCACACCACCGGTCGTATCGTTGCTTGCTTCATGAAGATCACTCGCGCCGATGGTTCTATCGACTATGCTGTCATGCTGCCTGAAGACTGGACACGACTCTCCAACTACTCCGCTCGTCAGAACGGCAAGTACAATTATCAGACCAAGACGTGGGAGAACGGCAAACCCAATGCGCTCTACGTTGCACAAGGCGGACAGATTGACCCCGGCTTCCTCGTTGCCAAGTGCATCAAGCACGCCTTCAAGACCTATCCGAAGGCACGTGTCGGTCGTGCTACGCAGTTGGAGTCACAGCAGGTTGACGAGACAGAAATCACTGACGCCATCTACGGCGTTACCGGTGATGGCGAGAAGGTTGACACCTCCACTGGCGAGATTATCCAAGAGAAGCAGGACTTCGCACCTCAGACCGACACGTCTGCAGGAGTAACCGTTGACCCTGCCGCCAACGACGACGATGATACATTCTAACCCTATAATACTTACAACAATGAGCGAACAGACAACAGACCTCACCATCGTACGCAAGGAAAACGTACAGATGATAGCGCAATCTGCGCCACAGATTTACAAGGACAACACAACCTCGTCCGAGCGTTGCACCGAGTACGGTCAGAAACTCCTTGCACAAATCAAGGCCAACGGCATGAACGACGAACTGGATATGCAGTGTGCCAACTACATAAACAAGGCTCGCAACACGGTGAAGAAGATGAACACCAACCGTTCTGCCATCACCAAGATATTCGACCAGATACGTTCCGAGTTCACTGGCATGGAAAATTCTGTCGATCCTAACAAAACCGGTTCTATCCCTTATCAAATCCAGCAGGAGCGCAATGCCTATGCAGCACGTAAGCGTGAAGAGGAAGAACGCCGCCGCCGTGAAGAGATTATCCGTCAGCAGCGCGAACAGGCTCTCAGCCGCTACAAGCAGGACGTGGAGGACGACTTCAAGCGTCAGTTCAATGTATATGCGACCAATGCCATAAACGAGCTGACAAAGCTCAACAGCAGTCTGAGTCTCGAAAATTACGAAGCACAGTGCAAGACCATCCGTGAATATTGCGTCACACTCCCTACCGAATGTGAAAACATGCTCTGCTTCAATGTTCCTATTCCTTCCGAAATTGGCGACATGAGAGACCAGTTGCCGGGCATTCGTTCTTCCATCCTTTCCAAGCTCATGCAACAGTTCCGTGAGCAATTTCAGTTCGAGGTGGCCGAATATCGTGACTCCATCATCGACATGCTGCCTTCAAAGAAAGCAGAGCTGGAACGTATGCAGAAGGCAAACGAGGAAGAGAAGGCACGCATGGCTGCTGAACTGAAAGCACGTGAGCAAGCCGAAACCGCACGTATCGAGACTGAGCGTAAGCGCAAGGAGGAAGAGGAAGCAGCCAAGAAGAAGATGCAAGCCGAGGCTTCCGAGATTGGCAACCTATTCGGTCAGCAAGCGGTTGTTTCTCCGGCTGGCTACCAACCGAAGACCTCTGTCAAGAAGCGTATTCACTTCCACGACGCACAGGGCGTTCTCGCTGCCGTATCTATGTGGTGGTCCAAGGAGGGACAGTTTATGTCGGTCGAAGACCTCGCCAAGATATTCAAGAAGCAGATCACATTCTGCGAGAAGGTGGCCAATGATAAGGACCACCCCGAGTTCATCAGTTCAACATCAGTTTCCTATGATGAGGAAGTAAAAGCTAAATAAGCAGTTATGTACGAAAGTGGTTATTATCCTGCCGGTGCGGAGTCTGACCCACGCGCACCTTGGAATGAACGAGAGCCTAAGATGGTCGAATGTGCTGCATGTGGCGGCAAGGGCTATCATTGGTACGCCTACGACTTTGAGGCAGACTATGAAACAGAATGTTCCGAAGAAGTATGGAATATGCTTCCCGAAACGGAAGAAGAGGCCATTGCCCAGCACAAGTACTGTATCAAGGGCGAAAAGGAAACCTGCGAGGTGTGCGACGGTGAGGGCGAAGTTGAATATGAACCTGATTACGACGATTATGACGAAGATTAACAACCCGGACGAATACTATCAGAGAAGTGAGGTCAGCAACTCTGACCTCACAGAACTGAAAAACCTGCTGCACCCTCACATGCAGTTCGGCGACAAGGAGGCTGCTTTCCGCTTCGGATCTATCGTCGATGCCATCATCACCGAACCCTCGCGTGTTGACTTCCTGCACATGACCATCGACGGTGAACAATGTTCTGAGGAGGAGTTCCTCCACGCTCGCGAAATGCAGCGTGCACTGCGTGCAGAAGCACGACGAGACCAATTCCTCGCTAAGGTGCTCGAACAGGCTGACACACAACGCTTCATGGTCAACAAGCAGCAGGAGTTCAGCAATGGGGGATTTACCTTCCATCTGGACACACGCTGCAAATGGGACTGGTGGTTGCCAATGGCCAACTTCGGCGGCGATCTGAAAACTACATTCGCCTCAACACAAGCGGAGTTCGACAATGCTGTAGATTTCTTCGACTGGGACCGTAGCAGGGCATGGTACATGGACATCGCCCATTCCGACCGCGACTTTATCTACGCAATCAGCAAAAAGAACTGCAACATTTTCAAGAAGTTCATCAATCGTGGCGACGACATCTACAATCGCGGACGCGAGAAGTACGAAGAACTTGCCTTCCAATATTGGGCTTTCAATCTTATGTAATACAGAATGAGTATGAAAAAGAAATTATCACAGACAGCACAAATCCAGCTGCTTAAACGCCTCAGACGCATGTGCCCGTTCGCTGTGTTCTCTGGCTCTTACGGATATACATGCGGTGGCATGGTTGGGGGGGGTACGTTCTTCTTCAGGCATGGACGCTCGCTCAAAGGAAGCTCGCCATTGCATGCTCTCATGCGCCGACTTGCGAAAGCAAGCATTCATAAATGGCTACGACATAACGATTTCAAAACATACAATCAATGCTTATGGCTGAAACTTTGAAACATAACCTTCGCGTCGAGCCTTACGACTATCAAAAGGAGGGCATACTTGCAGGGCTACGCTGGCACCGCTTTCTCATCGGCGATGAGCCGGGCTTGGGAAAGACTCTGCAAAGCATCGGTGTCGTTGACTGTGCCAACGCTTACCCTTGTCTTGTGGTCTGTCCGTCCTCGCTCAAAATCAACTGGCAGCGCGAGTTCGAGAAATTTACAAACAAGAAAGCCCTTGTGCTCGATAATTCCGTGCGTACCACATGGCCTTATCTTCTCCGAATGGGCATGCAGCAGGTGGCTGTCGTCAACTACGAGTCTCTGCGCAAATACTTTGTCTGGGACATCAAGGGCGGCTCACGTGGTGGGTTCCGGCTGAAAGATGTGGTCTTCACGTCGGACATCAATATCTTCAAATCTATCATCATAGACGAGAGTCACCGTGTTAAAGACCCATCAGCACAGCAAACCATCTTCGCACGTGGTATTGCCGAAGGTAAGGAATATCGCATTTTGCTGTCAGGCACACCGGTTGTCAACCGTCCTGCCGACCTCATAGCACAGCTTTCCATCATGGGGCGTTTGCCTGAGTTCGGTGGTCGCTCGAAGTTCCTTGCCGAGTACGGCGGTGGCGAAATCTCCAAAGAGAGACGAGGAAATGACGAAGACGACGCACCACGCAACCTCGACCGGCTCTCTGCCGAACTCTATGCACGCTGCATGATCCGTCGCGAAAAGGCTAAAGTGCTCACCCAACTACCCGACAAGACACGCACAGACCTCATTGTTGACATCAGCAACCGCGACGAATATATGCTTGCTGAAGCCGACCTTGCAGAATACCTGCGCACCTACACCGAGTGCGACGACTTCGACATACGACGCAAGATGCGCATGGAAGCTCTTGTCAAGTTCATGACGCTGCGCTCTCTCTCCGCAAAAGGAAAGGTAAAGCAAGCCATCGACTTCACGCGCACCTTCCTCGCCAACGGCAAACCGCTCATTCTCTTCTGCTCTCTACATGAGATTGTAGATGAAATAAAAAAAGCGTTTCCAAAGGCTGTATCCGTCACCGGGCGCGACTCCATGATGATGAAGCAAGCGGCTGTCGATGCTTTTCAGTCGGGCAAGGCGCAACTCATCATCTGTTCCATAAAGGCAGCTGGCGTGGGTCTCACACTCACGGCCTCGTCAAACGTGGCTTTCGTTGAGTTCCCATGGACTTATGCCGACTGTTGCCAATGCGAAGACCGCGCACACCGTATCGGGCAGAAGGACAACGTGACGTGTTATTATTTGTTGGGACGTGGAACAATCGACCGCACACTCTATGCCATCATCCACAAGAAGAAGTCCATCGCCAACCAGATAATGGCTACCGACGATGACATTCCACAGGATGAAATGTACTTCGATGAACTCGCAAGTCTGTTCCTAAATCCGCATGACGATGGCTGACCTATGTAAAACAGACCTGCAGCGCATTATCAAGTATCTCGATGATGCGGCCGCTCTCTACGATAAACAGCACGGCCAGCGTTATTCCTGCCGTGCATGGTGTATTAGACAACTCACCCAGAAATTAAAAAAGAAAATAAAATGAGACAGGTTATAAGCCAAAATCTAACCGGGCGTTACGCCATCATCAAGATCTTCCCATTCATCCATGCGCTGAAGGTGGAGGTTAGCGAAAAATTCATCGACGAACAGAAGAATGAAATGACAGAGTGCCGGTGGCGACTCGCAACAGACAAAGACGTTCTCGACCTGCGCATACCTATGACAGGCGAAAACAATATAGCAAAAACATTATAAACTCAATTTTATCTATCATGACAAAGAATGAATTGGCACGTGAGGTATCAGTATCTGAGAAACTGCACCTCTCAACAGCAGTGAAAGCCATCGACGGCACACTCAGAGTCATCAAGGAAGCACTCGCCAAGGGCGAAGTGGTTGTTATCCGTGGCTTCGGCACATTCACCCCGGTTGAGGTAGCCGAGCGCACAGCACGCAACTTCAAGACCGGCAAGCCTCTGGTTATCCCGGCACACACGTCTGTCAAGCTCCGTGCAAGCAAGGAACTGGTAAAGGCTATCAACAAAGGAAAGGAGGCCACACTATGATGCTATATGAATGTGGCATACGCTACGAGCGTACTATGCCGAATGGAATGTCTAAGAAAGTCACAGAGTTGTACCTTGTTGATGCTTGCTCGTTTGCCGAAGCAGAGGGACGCATCACAAAGGAAATGGAGCCGTACATTTCGGGCGACTTCGATGTGGTCACTATCAAGCGCACCAACTACTCAGAGATTGTCGAGAATTGTGCTGACTCTGCCGACAAGTGGTTCAAGGCAAAATTGATGCTCGTAACCTTTGACGAGAAAACAGACAAGGAAAAGAAACAGGCGGTTTACTTCATTGTAAAGGCTTCCGACATCAACAATGCCCACACGGTGGTTGTTCAACACATGAAAACCTCATTCGTCGACTACGAGATTGCCACGCTTGACGAAACTAAAATAATGGAATTGTTCCGCTACATGGTTAATACTACAAGCAGTAATGGCTAAGTTTTCATCCTTTGCCTTCCAAGGTCGGAATAAGTACGGCAACAAGCGCGTAGGCTCCCACGCATCCAAGAAGGAGCACTATCGAGCTGCCGAGCTACGCATGATGCAGCGTGCCGGACTTATCTCCGACCTTCGGGAGCAGGTGTCATACCTGTTGATACCTGCACAATACGGCGAATGTGGCAAAGACTTCAAAAATCGTCCTACACGTGTCCTTCTCGAACGCCCCTGCTCTTATGTAGCCGATTTCGTTTATACCGACAAGGCTACCGGACAGACCATCGTGGAAGATACAAAGGGAGTCAGAACAAAGGAGTATATCATCAAGCGGAAAATCATGCTGCATGTGCATGGCATCCGCATTAAAGAGGTTTGATTTATATGGCACGAGACAGTTTTATATTCTATCGCAGTTTCCTTGAGGCTATCAAGTGTATGCCCTCCGAGGTACAGGCCGAGATTTATCCGGCCATCGTGGAGTATGCCCTTAACGGAAAGGAGCCTAAAGGACTATCCGACATTGCCAAGGGTGTCTTCATTCTTATCAAGCCTGTAATGGATGCCAACAACGCACGTTCTGAGGGCGGCAAGAAAGGCAAGAAGTACGGCAAACTTGGCGGTCGCCCTGCTAAGGATAGAGCTGTCTCGTCTGCCATTTCTGACAAGCCCAACGTCACGCCCGGCTACACGCTCACGCTGGAACAGGAGATTGAAGAAATGCGTGCCGATCGTTCTTGGAACGAACCGGTATGTATGCAGTTCCACATACGCGAGGACGAGCTTGGCAAACGCCTCGACTCCTTCCTCAACCACTGCCGTTGCGAGTATGAGGGCAAACCGCATGAAAGTATCAATGATGCTAAACGTCACTTCTGTTCGTGGATGCGCAAGGCGTACACCTCACATGCCGATCAGGAAGATGCGCAAGAGCTGCCACCTCCGTCATACGAGTTCAATGGTGGCTTTGGTGGGCAGGATGTCTAACCTTAATGTCTGAAACTATGGCTCAATATCCACAATGCCTAATCGCTGAACTCGCCAAGTATGGACGTCAGCCTACTGGTAATCAAGATTGGGACGCTGCCGTCCTTTCCGTTCTTCGCAAGAACGAACGCGAGAAGGATGCACCGTGGCTCACCCTGCACCAATGCGCACTCAACCTACGGCGAGAGAGCGAAAAGGCGAGGTCACAGGCGTACAACCTTGCCGACCCTAACGTATATAGTGCACACTCCAGCTTCCTTGTCTATATCGCCAACTCTGTTGTGCTGGCTCCTCAACGCCGCAAGTTCATCGTTGACGACGACAACAAGCAGGTGCTGCGCTTCCTCTTGCTATACTTCAACAACTGCCCTCTGGCTGAAGAAGTATTCCCCGAACGTGGCTACAAGCTACACAAGAACCTCCTTATACAGGGCGGCGTAGGTGTTGGCAAAACGCTCCTCATGCAGATATTCAGCGAATATCTACGGCGCACTAAGAACCCTCGCTTCTTTCACAACGTGTCGGTCACACAGATGGTCAACTACTACACCATCCACAACAACCTCGACCGCTTCACTTACTTTGAGGAGGAAAGTAAGGGCTTCCAGTGCAAACCCGAAAATGTGTGCCTCAACGACATCGGCATACAGGACCGCACGTTCTTCGGCATGGACACCGGGTTGCTCACTGATGAGTTCCTTCACGCTCGCAACGAGATTTGGACGCAGTTCGGCAAGTTCGCCCACCTGACTACAAACCTTGACAACAAGGAGCTTGAAAAGCGGTTCAAGCGCAATGACGGCTACGGCCGACTTGTGGATCGCTTCAAAACATACAACGTAATTCCTTTACCGGGAAAAAGTAGAAGATAAATTATGGAAATTTACGATTTTGAAATCAGAAGATGGACTAAAGAGTTCAGCAACATAAGAAAAGTCCTTCAAACATCTGCGAATTTTGTACGCTGGTACACACCTACCAAAAGGATATTGAACCTCCTGCCACCTGTACGGGATGGCTATTTTCTGTGTACGTTTATTCTTAAGTTTGAGCATCGTGGAAAACCAACGTTTTTCCTCGGATATTACAAAAAGGACGTATGCTACGATGCTCTTGTCTTCAGTCATAAGGGCTTCTGTTGTCAACGCGAAGACGACGAAGGTGATGAAGACGTGGAAAAGATATTCCTGCAATTAGCAAAATCGACAAAAGAAGCACACTACATAAAAGCAAGTCGAAAACTCGCAAAAGTATTCATCGACAATGTATATAGTACAGAAACCAAACGTTCAATCACTCTCCCTCTTCCCAAATTGACATAAAGTTACAAATAATAAAGATATGAAGAAAAAAGTATTGAAGCTAACCCTCAAAAAAATGTGGTACGACCTCATCCTGCTTGGTGTCAAGCAAGAAGAATACCGCGAAATCAAGGAGTATTGGTTAAAGCGGCTGTTCGATGTCCAAAGTCCAATGATAGCAAAGTTCGTCTTTGGCGACGTTGGATTGACACCAAAAGATTTCACGCATGTCCAATTTCGTCTCGGCTATAAAAAGAACGCTCCAACCATGGAGTTCCAGTTAACCGATATTGACATAAACAGAGGAGACAATAGAATGGGAGCACCCATAGATCAAGACGTAATTATAATCAAGTTCAAATAACAAGCAGTATGAAATGGATTAAACTTTCAGACGAATTGCCACCATTCAACAAAGAGATAGTACTTCTTAGCGAACGTGGTTCCACTCGTTTAACATTCCGCAAGACAAAAGAAGCTACAGATAAATTCCAAGTCTTGTTACGCAATGCTTGTAAGCGAATTGCCAACATAGACAATCCGTCTCCTATGTATAACGAAATGGGATTGCCTGTACCAAACAAAGCTGAATACAAGTGGAAATACTGGTGTTTGCTTCCAGATAAACCAAACCAATAACGAGGGAGGTGACGAAGTATGAAAGATAAATTAGAAAAAGTTACAGACATAACCCAACTGAAACCGGGAGATAAAATAATTTCTATTGGAGTAACGAGTGAAATACTTGAATTCTTGTGCATTCATCCTCATAACAACAATTACTCACTCTTCCTAAATTCCGATTTAGATGGAACTAAAAAGTTCTATAATGACAAATTGAGAAATGGAAACTATTACAAGTACTCAGATAAATGGGAGGTCCTTGCAATGAAAGAGACTATCAATTGGTATAAAGAACAAGTAAACTTCATGGAGAAGTTGCTACATAAACGTGAAGAAAAATGCGCTCACGACAAGCCCGGAAAATAGTCCTCATGACAATGTTCACCCCAATTGACCGCATGAGCAGCGCATGGTTCGACCGTGCTCTCCAGTGGTGTGCAACATACCGCCAACCACATATTAAAAAGGCTCTCCGCTACTATTGGAATGGCGTAGCGGACGGCAAGGTTAAGCCATTCTATTACAAAGAAAAACTTTCAAGAAACAAATTCGTATGAAAAGAAGAATTGCAAGAAAAATCGACAACTACAAGGTAATGCCTCAACGCCTTACCAACAAGGCCATGTACCTCTACCTTCGCATCCGCGAACACTGGAGCCTGTCAATAAGAGGCAAGAACTACAGCACCTGCTACGTCATGGACAAGTGGGGACGTGTCCTCATCTACTCACGCTCCTATCCCGGAGGGCGCGTCGAACACGGATTCGGCTACGATGCGTGGCACGATGAATTCGGCAGGCTGTACCCAATCCGTAACCCTAAACGCAAAAGAAAGGCAAGAAGATGATCAACAAAAACACTTTCATCAAATGTGGAGCATGTTTGAAACGTCATGGTAAACATAAAACAATAAAACAATGAAAACTTACATCGGAACAAAACAGGTTAAGGCCGAACCTATGAACGAATTGGCCGCAGTTGAGAAAGGTTACGCTCGCAAGAACGAGGACGACCACGAATGGCGTGAAGGTTATCACGTGCAGTACATCAACCCGGACGGCAGCACCTACGACTCTTGGTCTCCTAAGTCTGTCTTTGAGCAAGCCTACAAGTGTGCCGACAGTTTCCTCGACCGCTTGCAGATAGAGCATGACGAATTGAAGGAGCGTTACAACAAGCTCGACAACTTTCTTGAAAGTGGTAAGGCGGAGAAGGTGTGCGACAAAAACCAGATTTGGCTCATGGCTCTCCAGCGTACGAACATGAGACTTTATCTCGGCAATCTTGCTACTCGCCTTAAATTCTTGAAAGATGCTCCATCCCAAACGCAGGGCTAACATGCTCTACAAGCTACGTAGGAGAGGTATTCACTGCAACACCAAGGAGCGGTGCATATACCTCCCCTACAATGAGGATCCAAAGCACTATCCACAAATACCAAGGTTGTGCCGGGAGTTTCATTTCTACGTTCAATTCATCATCACATGATGGATAGAACGTCCCTCTAAACTTAAAACCATCTTTCATCAACAACCCTATATCTTTGCATTATGATTAAACTCTTGCAGCGAACACGCCGCCCCGACATAACATTCTCCCGTAATGGCCGCATTTCCATTACGGCAAGAGTCGTACGGCTACTCTCGCTCCAGCCGGGCGACAGCATTAACGTAGCCTTTCTCCTTGGCGAGTGCTATCTGCTTGCAGTCCGGCACCAAAATGCAATAGGACGGCATATCGCACAGTGTCACCCAACAAAGAAAGGTTCCAAGAACTACTGTGCATCATCCGTCCTCCTCGCACGACTCATGCTCGACAACTGCGGAATAAAAGAGCAGCGTGCCTCCTTCATGGTTGGCCAAGCAGAGAAACGCGACGGCGAAACAGTTTTACCAATAATATTTAAGCATCCGTTATGAACCAAGAAATAAAATATAGTGGCTTCTCCGCTGTGCCATCAGACTATGAATGTTCCGACGGTTCTCTTGCCGTGTCCATCAACCTGCTGCCAGAAGACGGTGCCTTGAAGCCTATCCTCGCGCCATCAGAAGTTATGCAGCTTCAAGATGGTGAGATCGTCAAGTTTATACACAAGACTTCCTCTTTCACGCACTACATCGTATATTCTGAGAAGAGTGGAAAAATAGCCTCTATTGACAAGGACACAACAGAACGCATAGAGGTCGGCTCACTATATAGTGTTTCTCATTTCAATGCTGTAGGTAATACATTGCTCGTCTTTACGTCCGGCAGCTTCTATTATTACTTGTGGAAGTCTGGCAAATACGTCAAACTGGGCGACCATATCCCGGATGTTGAAGTATCGTTCGGTCTTGTCGGCCATCCTCGTTTGTTCAGTCTTTCCGATGATAGCAAGAGTACGTTCACCATTTACTTTGATGGTATTTCCGAGGGAGCACTCTACAACGAGTTCACAGAAAACAACAAGACTCGTATCACCGAACAGATAATGGCGAAGGTCAACAAGTTCGTTGCTCAGGAGACTGTCAACAAAGGACGGTTCTGCTTTCCGTTCTTTGTCCGCTATGCCTTGCGTCTATACGACGGTTCACTTGTTTATCATTCCGCACCCATTCTCATGAACCCATCTACTAAGGCAGCTCCCATTGTATGGTGGAACAGGGCAAAGGGCAAGAACAGTTATACAGAGGCTGTCTGTGACATCATGCTTATGGCTGCATCACTCGACTATAAGGTTGTACGGAATGACGACTCTTACGACCTTAATGACTGGTCCGACATTATCAAGAGTATTGATGTGTTCATATCCAAGCCTATATACACATACGACCAAGAAGGAAAGATTTCTTCCATGTCAGATGTTGACAACTACAATACAAAGTTTATTGGCCGTCTGTATGCCGACAATAAGGACACCGTAACATCGACAAAGGCAGAAGACAAAATACTCGGGCAGTTCTCTTCTAAGGAATTTCTTGACTACTACTGTGAGTGGGAGTATTCTAAGATCTACGCTATGTACTATTCGTCTGACCGCTCTTATCCTTCTACGGCTTTCCACATGCCGGAGTTCACTGAAGGAAAGGTGTCTGAGTCTATCAAGAACACTTCAACGTTTTACAAGCTGTGTTCACTTGAAATTGCAGATGCCATTGCCGACAACAAGCGAAAAGACATTATCGTTGATGATGAATATCTACAGTCTCTTGTTACGCGCGAGGTTATGACCGACGACTATCTGACGCACGACCAGCTGCATGCTGATTACTCATTCGTCTATAATAGTCGCCTCAACTTGTCCGGACTCAAACGCAAGCCATTCACCGGCTATTTGGCCCAGTCTATGTTCGCATATTGCAATGGACGTTACAACTGGCAACCAAACGGTTCCACACTAAACATATCAATGGCGGCATTCTCTACTGATGATTATTCCATTATGGTTTACATCAAAGAAAACGGACAGGAATATGCTGTGGCTTCAGATGAACGTTTTTATGGAATGGGTATGCAGTTATTCTGTAGCTCTGAAATGGTATCTACCAGCGGTTCAACGCAAACGACGAAAAAGAGTAAGCATTCGTGGGGGTGTTATGTTTTCTACCCAAACCCGAATGCCTACAAAATGGTTATCTATAATTTCAGTTCTGCATGTTATGCCATCGACCTCAAACAGCATGAGTTCCTGAATGGTGCCTTTGCTGTCCTCGACTACGAGCTGGTACGTGAAAAGAACTTCACTTCGCTGCCGTCTGTCTATCCGTCACACGAAGACAACAACTTCCCCATTGAGATTGCCAACAAAATCTACACTTCCGAGGTCAACAACCCCTTCTACTTCCCGGTACTTGGTATCAACACCGTTGGCACGGGAGAGATTAAGGGCATCTGTTCTGCAGCCAAGGCTCTCTCAGAAGGACAGTTCGGTCAATTCCCTCTCTATGCCTTCACCTCTGAGGGTGTATGGGCGTTAGAGGTTTCGTCCACTGGCACCTATTCTGCCAAGCAGCCCATCACGCGCGACGTGTGCATAAACCCCGATGGCATAACGCAGCTCGACTCCGCTGTTCTCTTCCCAACCGACCGCGGCATAATGCTGATCAGCGGCTCGCAGACGCAGTGCATATCCGAAGCCATCAACTCCGAATATCCGTTCGATGCGCTCCGGCTTCCCGGGTTCGACAAGCTGCACACCATGCTCGGACATGAACCTGCAACAGACAAGTGCTTGCCTACGCTATCGTTCACCAAGTTTTTGAAGCAGTGCCGGATGCTATACGACTATGTTCATCAGCGCGTCATTGTCTATGCGCCCGGTATCACATACGCCTATGTCTTCTCGCTGAAGACAAATCAGTGGGGAATGATGTTCTCTAACATCGTCTCACACCTCAATTCATATCCGGATGCACTGGTCATGGACACAAAAAATGCTGTGCTAAACTTCTCGGTACCTATCACTAATACCGACAAGAGTATTCCCATAACGGATACCGTCAAGAGTCTGTACGTCACACGTCCTCTCAAACTTGAAGCGGCAAACGTATTGAAGACTGTCGCCAGTGTCATACAGCGTGGACTGTTCCGCAAAGGAAACGTATCCACGGCCCTCTACGGTTCGCGCGACTTGCAGAACTGGCACCTTGTATGGTCAAGTAAAGACCATTATCTACAGGGCTTCCGTGGCTCTCCTTACAAATATTTCCGAATTGCCGGTGTAGCCACACTCTCACCAGATGAGAACATCTACGGCGCGTCAGTCGGGTTCACACCTCGACAAACCAACAAGCCGAGATAAAGAAGATATTATTAGGTTTAGTTATTTATTAAGGTTAGATTGTTTTAGGTAACAAAAGAGCCGGGATGCGTGATGCACCTCGGCTCTTGTCTTTATTATCCTAACCAATGTTGCCTGATACGCTTCCGTTCCATTCTCGAATGGATGGAGGTGCGTATTTCTTGCTCTGCCTCAGCAGCCTTGGCAAGCCACGTCTCCGACTTCGACGGATTAGTTATGCTTAGCCAGTCGGCCACGCCTCGGCACACAAGGTATTCATGTATCAGTCTTTCCACATAGGTCAGCGTGGTTTGCGAAATAGTGTTGGGCACACTCATGTTTATATGATATTGCTCCCTCTCCTTTAGCTTGTCGTCAAACTCTGTCTTGACGATTTCCTTCTTTGACCAAGGGTAAAGCATTTCCCGGCACATGGAGATACCCAAATCCAGCACTCTTGTCACCCGGTCCACATTGCCCTCCTCGCCAACGTCAGCCACCATGTGCTTGGCGTGCTCGGTTTCTGGAGCCATCACATGGCTCTCCACATAGGCATTGTTCTTGATGTCATAGAGCAGCTGTTCTCGCTCAAAGGTAAGCGTCACCTTTAGCTTCGCTCCCTCTTTCTCTATGCAGCAGCTCATAAGCCCTCCTCCTTAGTCTGTTGGACGCTTCGGGCGGCTACGCTTGCTCACTGCCTGTTGGATGCTTAGCAAACTTCTCTGTGCAAGGGCAATGTACTGTTCAGCGTCTGCCTTGTTTGTCACCATGTACCACTCGGCGATGGCAGAGTTCTTCAGGTAGTCGTGGATAGCCTCGCCCACACCGGTAGTTGCAGCCTCGTTGAAGTTGCTCGGCATTGTGAGGTTAAGCGTCAGGTCTGTGCTGCCGTCATAGTGGCTGTTGTCTGTGGTTGTGCCGTCCTCGTTGAGGTAGTCCGACAGTTCTGTCTTCACCTCGGCAAAGCCTTTCTTGATAGAGCGAAGTATCTTCTCGCGGTTTTCTTCGTCCTCAGAGGCAAACATGCTCGCCACCTCCTTGTGGTTGTCCTTGTTCTGGATAGTACGGCCACGCAAGAAGGTCTCGTTCATGATGTCGAAGAGAAGCCACGAAATTTTGATGGTTGCCGTCACGCTCTTCTTGGCACCTAATGTCTTTTCTTGTCCTTCCATGTCAATAAAATATTATTTGTTAGTCACTCGGACGGGTCGGTCTCTTGCGGCTGTATAGCAGACGTTCCGCACCGTCCATCATTTCTCCGGCTTGGTTGAAGTAGTCAGCGGCTTCACCCTTGTTGGCCAGCTTGAACCACTGGGCGATGATTGAGGCAATGAAGAAGTTGCGAAGGGCCGACTGTACATTGTCCTTCAGTCCTTTGTCAAACGACTTGCTAACCTCAAGCACGGCCTCGTAGCCTGTTCTTGTCACTTGCGACGGAATAACGATGCTCTGTGCCTCCACATCTTTAGGCTGTAGAGTTATCGTTACAGGTATCTGCTTCGTAGCTCCACTCACGATCATCTCTTTCAGCCTCTCATTGGTGGCAAGCACCGACTCCTCCCAAAACCTGCCGAGGTCTGAAAGGTCGCTGTCCGTGGCGAGGATGCGGTCTCGCGCTCCATCGTCGCCGTCTATCAGCTTCGCGCCTGTGTAGTCGGTAGCCTTTGCCACCTCTTCATACACGTCGTCCTTGAATATCTGTACGGTGATTGTCTCCATGTCAGAATGAGATTAGTGAATAGGTCAGTCCTATGCCTATATATGGCTGCATACCTTGTTTGCCGAAGCCGTAACCTGCCGTCACACCGATATGCCATTTCTTAGGAGGCTGCTTTATCTTGCGCGTTACATACTCATGCTTGGGATATACATAAATGCTGTCAAGCTGCACGTCATATCCGCTCACCCATGCCGTGTAGTCACTGCTTTTATACATCTTTTGGATGATGGGGATAGTAACCTCCGCACTGTCACGCACATCTGCCGCATCGTTTTGTGTACAGCTTTCTGCCGGTTGTGTGTCCGCACGGATAGATGGCTGCGTCTTGTCATTCTTGGGCAGGGTCACGGTCTTGTACGTCAACACCAAACTGTCCTTGGGTACTGGCTTATAGTAAGGTATGGTGTCAATCACAGTGTCACGCACCACTTCTGCAGGTTCATGATCTTTGCCGTAGCCTCCGCAATGCACGATGCCAACCAGACAGACAATGCCAAAAATCACACCTACCAATGCCCACAAGAAACCTAAAATCTTCTTATCCATAATAGTCTTTGATAAATTCAACAATAGCGTTCACGTGTACCGCTGTCACCTTCTCCTTGCCTTCCTCGCTCAAAAGCAGGTCAACGTCCTCCTTGTTGTCTTGGAAAAGGTTCTCCGTCAACACTGCAGGGCAGTTCGTGTCTCTACAGATAGCAAGGTTCTGGGCGATGTACTTGGCATAGGGCACACAACGGTTGCCTTTCAGTCCTTGAAGTATTGCTTCGTTCCAAAGATACTGCGCCAAGGCCTTGCTCTTTGCGGATGCGTTCATGCCTACATGGGCAGAAAAGCCTCGCGCCTCATGCCATTTGCCGTCGCCTCCTGCTGCATTGTTGTGGATCGAGACAAGCAGTACGTTCTTGGTGCCTACTTTCTTGCAGATGTCGTTCACACGCTTGCAGCGTACAGACAGTGCAACGTCCTGCTCCTCTTCCACAACACGCTCTGCATTGTAGCCCATGCCGCGAAGCTCGTTCACAACTCGCGTTGCAATCTCTCTTGCATACGCATATTCACGCAACCTTTTGTCCGGGCTGCATTTGCCGGGGGTGTTCACCCCATGCCCATTGTCGATTAGAATTTTAATCATAATATATAATTTGCTTAGAAACTTGTAGTAATCTGTATATAATTTCACGCAAAAGTTGTATTTATGCGTTCAACCTTTGGTAAAAGTCTGTCTTGATATTATCATACGCAAGTTTTATATTAGTATAAGCACGAGCATTGTTTGCGCCATCTTCATTATAAATCTCACCTTCAACAATCTTCGCCACGTCCTCCACCCATTCCGAACTGCAAAACTCTGAAATGGATTTACCTCGATATGTGAAAGAGTCGAAGCGCGAGTTGCGGTCGTTGTGTATAACGAGCAACGACTTGCGTATCTTCGCTGCTGTCGCTTCGTAGTCTATGATGTGGTTCTCTTCTCTTACACGCTTGATAAGTCGGCACACCTGCTCAATGCTGAGGTCGAAAGCAAAACCTGTAAGGTTGCGGATGCGTAACAATGTCTCCGGACGAAGACCCTCTGATATGTCTTGCAGCATGTCGTTCTGCTTACGTGTCTCTTCGGCAAGGTTGTGCATACTGTCCTTCTGGTCTTGCATCATCTGTTCGATGATGCTCTTGAACCAACGGAAGAGGGCCACCATCATAGCTGCGGAAAGGAGAAGAAAAAAGGCTGCTGTTATTGCCATCATGCCATAGTCGCTAATACCTTTAGCCACCTGCGTAATTTGACTTACATCGTTCATTTCCCTGTCAGTGTTACTCTTATTAAGCGTCCTACAACTACTCCGGCCATCGTACAACCGAAGTCAACCCAATCCCATTTGCCGCCCCATAACTTGTCTTTAAGTTCCAAGGCTCCAGCTACACCAGCTCCGGCATACAGCGCACAGTAGGTATCATCAGCTCCCAAACCGATGAGAAAGCCACCTACGATATGTCTGCCGCGGTTGCTGGATTTTAACCATGTAATAATCTTTTTCATTGCCATTATGATTTTATGTTCTTGGCAAATTTAGCGACTTAACCGGTGAGCGTCGTTTTAACTATTGTAGCACAAAAAAAGAGGAGCAAGATTTCTCCTGTTCCTCTTATTGATGATGTTATGATTACATGTCAAACACGTTCCAATCTACATTGTCCTTCTCCTTCCATCCGTTCCTGATGGTTTCAAGAATGAAACATGCAGCGGCCTCGCTGAACTTCTTGAACTCGTCTCGCGTCTGGAAGGTATGATAGATTGGTGTAGCGTCGGCTTTCTCGTTGAGCTTCAACGTAAGTGGGAATGTAACACTTTCATTGTTCTCAATAGAGGCAAAGTTACGCTGCTTCTCGTCTGTGAGCCAAACCTTGATGCCCTCATACTCAAACTGATTAACAATCTTGTCTTTGGTCTCCGCGTCTATCGTAGCCCAAACAAGTTTCTTTATCTCGTCAAGCGTGGGCTTGTGCGTGAACGTATGACGGTATTCGTATGTACCGCTCTCTGTTTCATAAAGACCGAAATAGAGCAGCCATTTATTCTTGCCTACTCGTTGCAGTCCGTCCTGACGTTTGGTTGTGCCGTATATCTTTTCCATTGTCGCTATGATTTTGTTGAGGCAAAGATATAGTATGCAGCCCAATTCACGCTTTTATCTTTAGTGAGTCGCTTTATGTGAAGTTATACTTTCGCTTGCTGCCGTCAAACTGTTCGCACTTGATGACGGTCTCAAACGGAAAGCCATCCTCGATGTCGCTTATCTGGTCAAGGATGCCTTTCATCTCGTCCGAAGCGGTGAAGAACTTGCCCCATTCCTGTGTCGCAGGGTTCTTGAACGACACTAAGTAGCGGTCTTCGCCAAACTTCGTGTCCAGTGTCTCGTAGTCGTGAATTTCTACCGGGATGTTCACGATGTCACCCAAGCGTGTAACCTTGCCCGGAAAACGCTTCTTTCCGTCTGCTGGCTTATAGGTCACGCCCATTTCTGAAAATTTCTTCATATTTTTACCTGTTAATATATAATATAAATGCTGGCAGTCCGCATGACATGCCATTCCTTTGAACGAGCCTATAATTTGTTGCCTTCGCTTTCTCGACTTTATCTTGGCGAGTTTCCTTGCAGCGTTTACCTTTGTGCGCTTGCGTATTCGTGAGTGGTCACCATAATCAATATAACCCAGTGCATCCATTCCTGCGCTCACTGGAGCAACCTTTTCGCTCGGCTTGATTATCAGATTGTAGGGTTTACTTAGTCTGTGCAGTGTGTCTCTGTGTTTCCACAACTCTTTTTTATTGTCACCAAGTATGTATATGTCGTCACAAAAGCGGTTGTAGTTATCTTTTCCACACTCCTCTATCATGGCATGGTCAATGTCATTGTGGTACAGGTTGCCGAAGAACTGCGAGGAGCGTAGTCCCTTGCTGATGCCTACGTTGCCATCCGGGTGCAATACTTTAACGAAGTCTATTAGTATGGGGAGTAATATCGGGTCGGCTATATACTGCTTGATGATGTCAATCATCTTGTCGTGCAATATGTGGTCATAATAACCTTTATAGTCGCTTTGATAATAATATATAAGGTCGGGGTTCTCGGCTCTCACTTCCTGCATCTTGTGGAATAGTCCGTGTGGGCCGCGTCCTTCTATCGAAGCTGCCGTGTTTTCAATTAGCAATGGCGAAAGGTGTTTTTCCACAATCTCCATGATGGCATTGCAGCCTATACGTTTCACAACAGGAGGTGCTTGAACCATTCTTCTCTTCGGACCATCGTCCACTTCAAACGAGGATAAACGAACAACGCGGAAAGTTCCATTACCTATTTGTTCTTTCAACTCGGCAATAATTTCTTTCTTGCGTCTCATATAGCGCACCATGCGTGGAGTACATTCCACACCATCTATAACAACCGTCTCCCTCCATTTTATTCCGCTTCGCGTGTCTGCGTTATGAAGGTTCGACATGACACGCTTGAACGAGCGTTCCATGTTTTCGTCCGAAATAATTTCTGGGATGAGGTTATATAAAGGAAAACAGATAGAAGTCGGTGCTTCTACCTGTCCTAACAAGTCTTCCAATGTGTTGACAGCCTTCCTGTCCTGTGGGGAGATACTTGCGCACTCCCCACATGTGGTTAATGTCGTGTTCCGGCTTTCCATAATTCGTTTATCATGCTGTTGCCGAGGCTCTAATCCCTCGGAGTTTGTTTGCGGCAATCCTCGTGCCACGTCAGAGTCCCCCGATTAAGTACCACTTAGAATTTCAGCCGACCGCCGTAGTTCGTGTTCGAGTTCGAAGAAGCGTTGTTCGCGTTCGCATAAGCGAGACCGCTGTTCGCATTCGAGTTGTTGCCAGACCGCAGAACACAGCGGCGCGTGGGATTTTCTGCCTTTTGTTTCTTGTTATACTATCGGACGCACAATGTCCACTTTTAGTCCCAAAGCGTCAATGATGCGGAAAAACATTCCCACACCAGGCTCTATCACACCTTTCTCTATGCGTGATATGTAGGTCTTGTCCGTACCGACTTTCTTTGCGAGGTCAGATTGGGTCATGTGCTCCTGCTTACGGGCATCATAGATAATCTGTCCCACGCAATAGTTGGTGGCTTCTTTTCTGAAAGCCTCTCTTTCCGCAGTTCCTACTGCTCCATACTTGGCGTCAAGAATGGCATCAAAACTGCTAATGTCATTTCTTTCCTGCATAATATTCCTTTTTAAGTTCAAGTGCTCTGTCTATCTCTTTGGAGGGTGTCTTCTGGGTTTTCTTCTGAAAGCCGTTGAAGAGCATCACGATGTTGCCCTCGTCGAAAATGAAGAACGCTCGATATATATTACCATTGTAGGAGGCTCTTATTTCATAGAGACCATCCTTTATGTACTTTACAAATTTTTCGCTCACTCTGTCCTGCATCTTCAGCACATCAAGCACATAGTCTATCTTCTTCTGCGCTCCTGCTTCCAAGGCGCGGTAGAACGTGAGGAAATAATCTTTGTAAACCAGTATTCTCCGTTCTGAGTTCATGGTGCAAAGGTAATACAAAAAGTTGATATATCATACAACTTTTACTTTTATTTTGCAGAGCCTATAAAAAATCTCGCTGACGCGAGATAAAAAGGGAGAGGGAGCAGCCTCCTTTCGTCGGCTCTCCCTCTGACGCTTTTTTCGAGCTTTCGCTTTCCGCTTAGTCAACAATCACGAATTTTCCGCGGAAGGCCAGCCGACCGCCGTAGTACGTGTACGAGTACGAAGAAGCGTTGTTCGCGCTCGCATAAGCGAGACCGCTGTTCGCATTCGAGTTGCTGCCAGACCGCAGAACACAGCGGCCTCTGCTGCCGGGGAACCATAGTCCTGCCGCATAGTGGGTCGTGTATTTGCTGGTGTCGGTCTGATGCACCTTGCTGGGCAATATGTCGCACTTGGCTCCATGCACAACTCTCACCACGCAGTTGCCGCCACTGATAACGCTCTGTACCATGCGCTCTGTCTTCTTTATCGGGTCGTAGATGTGGAACACATAGTCCACAGGGTCGTCGTTTGTCTCCACGCATCTGTTCTTGTAGAACTCTGTGTAGCTCTTCACGTTTCCTGCTATGTAGTCCATCCACTCCGAGTCACAGCCCACATAGTGCTTCAAGCCCATGATTGAGTTCATCGCATTGCCCACATAGGCGGTGTCGGCCATGCCTATGTCGTCGCGGCTGTTCAGTATCGCATCATGCGCTCCGTTGCCCACAACGGCTTGCTCGTTGGTCGTGCCGTGCGTTGCCCACCACAGGTTGCTTATCTCCTTGTGCATCTCGTAGTCTTGCAACTGATAACCCTCGCCACGCATACGGCAGCAGTTCTGGAAGTCCTTGTCGGTGAAGTGCAACGTGCCGTTAGGCATCTCCGTCGGGTTGCCCTCGCTGTCGTATGCCCATTCGTTTGAGGTCTGCGATGTTCCGTCGCCTTTCTTCGAACGCACCGCTCCCGATATGCTTCGGGGGCGTTTCAGTCCGTCTATGGTTATGGGGTACGTTCCAACGAGGCTGTCCACATCGCCCACGGTATGCTCCGTCCATTCGGGTTCTATGGCTTCCAAACTCTCGCTGTCAACGGCAAGACACATGGTGTCTTCGATGTCGCGATACGATGTGAAGTACATCCACTTGGCACCGTTCGGCACATCACAGAACACATATTTGCCTATGGTGAAGTCAAAGTAGGTGTGGCTCACCATCATGATGAACTTGCCTACTATCTTTCCGCTCGCATCGGTGAACACGGCTCCGAGCCTTGCATGGTTCAGTCCAGGCCACCTCACTTGCTTCATGCCTTCCACGTCCATGCGGTAGGCATTCACGTTGGCGGCTGTCGTGATGATGTTGTCACCGATGGTCTCGCCCTCCTGCGCCTCGTCTGCATAGATGCCTGTATTCTCGGCATAGAGCAACTCCGAAAGCATTGCTTCTTTCTTCTTGCCTACGGTGGTCAGCGGCTCGTTGTCGGTCATTGAGTGGAAGATATACTTTACTTGGTTCTTGTAGTCGTTCACACCTTTGTACCAGAAGTGGGGTAAATGGTGGAAGATGTCGAAGCCTTCTCCTGCGCTGTCGCCCACATCAAAGGTTTCGCCGTTAATGAGGCGGTTGAAGTCGGTGTCGCTCAGTTGTCTGCCTTCCATCTGTTTCAACTTACTGTTGTAGGTACACTTGTAGGCATGGGTGTTCTGCACGATTTTCAGTGTGTGTCCGCTTGCCACGAATGTCTTGTCGTAGTCGGCACCTGTCTCGTTCTCGGGATTGCTGTATTTCTCGCAGAAGTCGCCGCTCACTACATCGTCTATCTTCACCATGGAGAACTGCGAGTTGATGACGGTCAGTCTGGGGAAGTACGTTTGCAGGGCTTCCACCTCTTCATCTTCCACCAACTCTGTCAATATCCAGCGTCCCAACAGTCCACTACACTGGCCGCTCTCATCGTAGGTTGCTCCGTTGGCATCTATTCCCACGGCACCGCTATTCTTTATAGCGCGCAGCATCTCCACACTTGCCGTGGCATTGATGCCGGGTATGCGCACACTCTTCAACGCTCCTGCCGTGGTTATCTGCCGCAGCAAGGTCATGGTGTCTATCTTCGGACATTCGTCCAAGAACATCTTCGTCACCTTGCTCATGCCGCCCTCAATGGTCAGTCCGCCGGGATAGGTCAGCCGTGGCAGGTTCTTGAAGTAGAGTGTGGTCATAGTACCGGGCAACTGTAGCGTTTCTATCGGGGCGGTCTCTGCCAAGTCAATGCTCGCAAGTTGCGAACCGCTCGCTAGCACCTCGGTCAGCCGTGGACAGTACGAGGCTATGATGCTTGTTATCTTCGTGTTCCGCACGTCTATGCGCTTCAAGAAACTCTTGTTGCCCATGTTCAGTTGGGTGATGGCTCCGCTGCCTTCTTCTGGCGTGTAGTCCTCACCGCCGATGATTATCTCCTGCAGCAGGTCGCAGTTGCTGATGTCCCAGCCCTCTGCCTTTGGTGTGCAGCCGCTCACGTCAAGGCTGGCAAGGTATTTCGCACCAAACACATAGAGCATCGTTCCCGAGCCTGTGGCGGTCATGCCGCTCTTCAGCGTATAGCTTTCTCCTGCTTTGAGGTAACAGCTTTCCACACAAGCGTCTGCACGGTCCACACCCAGTCCGAAGAATGCGTCCTGCGCTGCCGTTATCTTGATGCTGATGTCCGTACCCACGGCACGCATCTTGAACGGGTTGGTGTACAGCTCGCCAACTTGGTAGAAGCCGTCACGATAGGCGAAACGCTTCTCAAACGTTACAGGCAGGTCTTCATACCTCAGTCCGTGTACGGCATAGTAGTAGTTGGCTCCTGCCTTGGAGTTCTCTATGTATTTGCGCTCGTTGTCAAACGAACTGGTTATCTTCGCCCACTTGTCTATGCGGTCGGTTATCCACAGCTTCTTGCAGCCGTCTGCCGAGAATATCTTGATGCCGTCTGCCTCTGCCGTGCGCATATCCTGCGCCACATCATGCAGTGTTACGGTAGTGCTGCCCTTGTCGTCAAGCCAGAACTTGTCTCCTGCATACGCTTGCTGGAACATCACCGAGTTCCAGCCTTGGTAGTAGTGCTTGGGGTCTACCTTGCTGTCCAAGTCCCAAGGTATGGTCACACCGCAGTCGTTGTCCGAGAGCCACACGCAGTCACCATCATACCAGTGGTTGAAGTAGGCGCGTACCAGTCCGTTGGTGTCGAGGTAGAACGTTATCATCATGTTCTTGCTTCGCTGGTCAACGGCCAATACATAGTCGCTGCCCACCACATACGACAATGTGGATTTCACGTTGGCCCATTCGTGCAGCTCTTCGCAGAACTTCTTCAGACGGTTCTCCTTGGTTCCTGCCACGGTCTTGCCGTGAATGGTGATGTCGCCGTCTGCCTCTGTGCGGTCTTGCGAGCAGTCTTGCGTCCACCGCAGCCACTTGTACAGGCGGTACGGCACTTTCTTGCCCTGCGCATACAGGTCGTTCAAGTCGTCATCATCGGGGTATCGGCTTTCGTAGTAACTCAGCCAGATGGGTTTGCTTGTGGCAGGGTCGAGCTTCATCATGTCTTCGATGCCGTTCACGCCTTGCAGCCAGCACAGACTGTCATACTTCAAGTACTCGAAGCACTCCACAGGGTTCAGCACTCTGCCTGTCACCGTCCATTTCTTCACGCTCTGGTCATACTGCATCTTGCCCGTGGTGTCTTTCCACTTGCCGCCTGTGTACTTCACATACTTGTAGTCGTTGGTCAAGTACACCGTTCCCCAGTCATAGTTCTTCACATCATCGGCAATGACTTCGGCAAGGCTCTTGTCCACTTCGGTCGGGTCGGCGGTAGCATCACACTTTGCCATTTTTCCCGTACCGTCATTCTCCAGGAAGATGTGCTTCTCGCCGCAGTACTCCGAGAGCATGTAGATGTTCGAGGCTATGAGTTCGTCACTCTTGGCAAGGGTCTGTACCTTGAAGATGTTGATGTCTTGGCCTTTCTCTGCCACGAGTTCCTTGAAGTCGCCATAGTTCAAGCAATCTCCGTTGTAGCCGCTCACTTTCTCGAAGCCGAAGAAAGAGGGGTTGCCCTTGTCCACGTTGAAGTTGGCCTTGGCATGGAAGTAGGCGTAGGTCTCGTTGGTGGCATCCACGCTCTGCTGGTCGGTGCGGAACAGGGCGCACGTCACGCTGTCGATGCTGGTGTTCATCGTGCCTTCGCCGTTGTAGGCGTTCTGTGCAGGGGTCATATAGTCGGCTCCCATGGCGCGCTGCACCTTGTTGAACAGTTCCATCGTGGCTCCATTGTTCGCGCCTGTCGAGTCGGAATAGTCCACCTTGATTGTTATGGTCTTTACCCACAAGCCGCCGTCTATCACCTGTATTTGGCTCTTCGCTGCCATCTTCTGTGCCGTCTTGAACTTAGCGAGTGCCGTCGGGTTGTCCTTGAAGTCCTCCTCGGTGTGGAGCATCTCAATCTTGCAGCCCTTGAACTTGCCTTTCTTGTTCTTGATTGGGCGAAGCGATGAGGTCGTGCCTTGGTTGGTGGTCGGCACATTGTACACCTTGCAGTCCTGCCATGGGCGGTCGGGAAAACGGATTACCCAGTCAAAGTAGGCTTTGGTCTTCTTGTCGCCGTCCAGCTTGTCAAGGTAGCCGGGGTAGCTCTGCTCTATGTCGGGGGTGTCGGCGTTCTTCAGCAGCGTCACGCAGCACAGTCCTGCGTTCATGCACGCTTGCAGTGTGGGGCGGTCTTTGGTTGTTCCCTCTGCCGTCTGCGATGCCATCACTTGGTTCTTCTCGTATTCGGTCAGCATGGCGGTGGTGTCTTTCTGTCCTACGAGGTAGTTGTTGAACGCTTGGCGGTAGTTGTAGTAGGTCGCCCATGCCGTGAGGCGGTACAGGTAGATGTCGGCTTTTGTGCCGTCAAAGAGCATCGTCATGTCGTTGTGCGCGAAGCGTCCTGCATTGTAGTAGGTGGCTGCTGCCTCGTCTCCGTTCACATATATCTTGATGCTGCCTATACCCGAGTAGGGGGCAATGCTGGTCGGCTCTATCACGATGTCAAAGCGGGTCTCCTTGTCGGTCGCATACAGGGCTACGGCGGTCTGCTGTGCGCCAAGGTCGTCTGGGTTGGCGGCGGTGGCTCCGTCGCAGGTGAATACAAGCTTCTCGCCTGTCACATAGAAGCCGAGCGAGTTGTCGCCAAGGCAGTCTATGAGCCTTGCCGTGCGGTCTTCCACGTTCTTCACCTTGATGGTGAAACTCAGTGCCAGTCCGTTCTGCTCGATGCTTGTGCCGGAGAATGGTTTGTAGGTGCATCGGGCTTTCATGTCCTCTGCTATGCGCAGTGCCATGCGTCCCTTGTCGTTCTCCGTTCCGTAGGTGGGTGTGCCGTAGGTGTCCTTTACAAAGCCGTTGCTGCTCCAGTTACAGTTCTCCACGTTCACCTCCACGCTGCCGTCCTTGATGCTCTTGTCGGTCTCGCCGTTGCTGCGTGAGTCCATTGTGATGTTGAACTCTCTGAGGGTGGTCACTTCTTCCACGTCTACAAGCGAACCGTCCACCACAAATGTAGCGGTCTCGCCTTGGCTGTCGCCGCACGTCACTTGCACCGACACGCTCTTCGTGCCGTCATGCACGCTCTCAAGCACTTGCTTGGTGTAGGTGTTGGTCTGCTGGCGGTAGGCTATGGCGGTGGTCTCCTTTGCTCCGTCATAGAGTATGGTGGCTTGCGGCTCATCGTTGTCGCCTACATACACGGCATAGTCTATTTCGATGTTCTCGTATAGCTTGCGCTTGCCTTTCAGCTGGTCGGTGTACCACCGCATGGCGATGATTGGGGTATTGTTCCCTGCTTCCACTACCATAATGGCGGTATGCAGGTAGTTGCCCCTCACACCGCTGCCCACATCTTCGCCATGGATGCGCAGGGGATAGGCTCCGTGCGTGAGTGCTTCAGTCAAGCAGCTCTTTGGATCCACGGTGATGCTATGCGAGTAGGTGTCAAGTATGGTCTGCTCGCCGAGGGTCTTCCACTCGCCGTTCATGTATATCTCGGTAATAACCTTGATGCCCTTGTCCGAAGCGTTGTTGGCAAACTTGTACATCGGTATGCTCTTGGCGACTCCGCCTACGGCAAGCGAGGTGCTGCTGGTGTAGTTCAGTGTCTGCACACTGCTGATGGTCACGTCCACACCGCTCACGTTGATGTTGCGGCTTCCCGTGTTTCCTGCATCGTCGTAGGCTATGAGTTGGAACCTCTTTGTTGTGGCGGTCACGAAGTAGCTGCTCACGTCCATCTCGAAGTCGTAGGTGTCTCCGCTGGCTGACGAGGCGCGGTTGAACATGAAAGTCTCCAAGGTCTGTCCCGTGTCGCGGTCTTTCAGAACCACCTTTTCTATCATGTTGCTCAGCTCGTTGTTGCCTTGCGTGGTGATGCTTCGCACGGCGGCTTTCATCACCACGCTGCCTCCTGCCTTGGCATAGAGCGGACTTTGCTCAAACTGTATGCTCACAATGGTGCCTGTACTCTCTCCACCACCGCCGCCTACGGCAAACTGCACCTCATCGCCCACGGCTTCATGCTCGGCGTTCTCCAGCTGGAGTTTCACCACACCTTGGGTTTCGGTGTCGATGCGCAGGTTGTTGGGTATGTTGGTGTATGCGCCGCCTGTCGAGAAGGCTTCCTTGCCGTCTTTCTCTGGGGTGTCCGAGGTGGGTACGGCATTGTTGCCGCCTCCGCCAAACTCCACCCACGGCTTCAAGTCGGCTGGGTTGATGTCTTCTACGTTGCGTGTGAATTGGTAGGCTTCCCATTTGGGCGAGCCGTTGCTGGTCATGTCTGCGGTCTTGTAGGTCAGCACAACACCTGCTTTCATATACGACAGTCCGCTCTCTTTCTCCTTGTCGAGCACGGCTTTTATGGCGGTAGAAAGGGTGTATTCAGTATCATCGCAGATGTCATTTACATTCACCGTGTTGCCTATGGCACTGCCGTTCGAGCCGAAGTCTGTCCAGTTGGCCTCGGTTTTCCAATCTGTTTCTGTTTTCTTGCCGTAGTTCGTCCACTGCTTGTTTTGTATGCCTGTTTCTGAAAGGAATGATAGAACAATACCGGGCTTCATATAGCGCACGCTGTTCTCCAAATCGAAGATTTTTTCAAGCACAACAGATAGTGTCACCTCCCTTTCGCCCAACGATAGCAGGTTATTAGCATTGATTGTGTTGCGACATAGTAGTTCTGTGGAGGTATTTTCTATCAGTTGACGGTTGATGTCAGCTGTACTCTCCACCTCGTTCATACGTTCCTGAATGTCGGCTCCTTCATTACCAGGAAATGCGGTGCCGCTGGTATGACCGAGCGCAAGGTCTGAACCGATTACGGCAAGTTTTGTCCCTGCCCAGCGGTAGGTCTTGTTGGTGCTTACGTCCATGAATATCTTGCCGCTGTGGGGCACACGACCGTTCATGGTGGCTTCACCGTACAAGTCACCATCGAGCCAATTGTTGTAGTAAGTGATAGTCGGACGTAAGTCAAATTCAGACTCTGATGGCTTGGAATATTTCAGTAAGAAAGTGTTGGTTGTCTTGTTATAAACAACCGAGCAGTTTTCATCATCTGATTTTTTAGATACAGAAGACATCTGCGCTGTTACATCACTTACGATGCAGCCAAATTCCAAGGCATCGTCCACATAACTGGGCAGATATTGCGAAGACACCTGTCCGTTCTCGTCCAGCGGTGCCAGTCCTCCTGCCTCTCCTTTGGTCTTTTTGAAAGTGTTGAGGTCACTCTGCACTTCCGCCACACCCTTGGCAAGTTCCGTTTTGTTGTCACTGACGGTCTTTTTCAGAGTTGTTATGTCGCTCTGTGCAGTGTTCATCTGGGTATTTAGAGTGTTGATGCTGTTACCCTGCGTGGTCTGCGTGGTGCGCAAACTGCTGATGTCGCTCTTGTTCTGGTTAACGTCCACCTTCACGGCTTCGAGATCGGCTGTCATTCCCTCCACGGCTTCCATGTACTCGGTGCTATCAACCGTAGGATTACCCTTCAGCAGCGGATTACCGTTGCTGTCAACTTGCGCTACCCATGTACCACCGTCAGCTACATAGAGTTGGCCAAGATGATCTGACGCAGCACTGCCTTCTACGGTCACCAACGCCCACCATCCTTCATGAGGATTAGGGTAAGCCTCGCGTAGCTGTGCAGCCGTTTTGAACAGGCCTTTGTTCGGGCCTTTTATGTTCTTGGCTTCAAGCCAGCCGTCAACGGTCAGATTGTGGCAGACCTTTGCCGAACCGCGTATGGTGGTCTTGCCGCCGATGTTAACGTCACGACCAACCGCAACGTCACCATCTATCTGTTTTGTTGGTATTGAACTCATTATTCAAAAATGCTTTTTGCCAAGGTGTTCATTGCGGCTGCTTGCTCGCTCGCACCATAGGCGGTTAATACTAATGCAGCCGTAGTATAGACCACGGCTGTGTAACAACGCTCGCTGATGTCTATGCCGTCCTCCTCGTCTATGCTCGGATAAGGAATGTAGGAGGCACGTTTCACGTAGGCTTCTTCACTGTTGCAACTGTAGAACTCCAACACCTTGCCCTCGGCACGGTTCACTACGGCACACACCGGCTTCTGGACATTGCCACGAATACCCTTGTATCTTGACGATTGCAGGTCATACAATGGGTCGTCTGCTGATATGGCCATATAGCAGGTGCGTTCCCAGTCGCTCATGCGAAAGGCAACAAGACGCATGAAATCATCGGGCAGCAGAGTCCAACCGCTTCCGTTCTCCTCCCAGTAGATGGCATCACCAAATACGTGACCTTCCTCCAAGTAGTGAACGGGAGCGGACGACTCTACACGCCGAACGGCTTCCACTATCTTTGAGCGGATGATGTCATTCAACGATAAGGTGTCAATGTCCTCATCGCTGATGAGCTGCTCGCTTGTCTTGTTCTCGTCAATGGCAATGCGCACGTCACGCTCCACGACTTCGATTTTGTACACCATACCATTGCTGTGATTACTCGGTTACAAAAGTGATTTTAACGCCATGGGTTTCACCTACAGCTATAATTTCTGCACGAGTTATCATCGTACCACTCTTCACACCAAACGTCTTTGTAAGATAGTCCTTGGCTTCTTGGTTGGTACTGAACTCAACTTCAATAAGACCACGTTCGTCCTCTATAGGCTCGATGCCTGTCTCTGGTGTAGGCGTTTCTACTTCCACAGTCGGCTTCACTGTTTCAGTCTTTATTTCTTCAGACAAATGCTCATTCACCTGTTCGTCACTGTCAGGAATAGACTTGTGGGTAGCAATTCGCATGTGAGTACCGGGCAGTACTTGACGCATTACGAGACGGATAAAACCACTCTTGTATTCCTTTGAGTTCTCAATTACAAACTGTGTAATTGGGTCTTTGGTCACCATATATGCAGGTTGCGAACCAGTTGGAGAAGACGTGCCACCAACGAACGATAAGTTCGCCTCAATGGTGCCGGCCTTAACTTTACCATGCCATTCCGTGAGACCATATACTCCGTATGTTTTAATTTCCATGTTATATTTTTTTATTAAAAATGGGGACGGATTGACTTAAAGCGCATCCACCCCCATAATTAGCGTTGACTAAAAAGTTACTCAGCTGAAATAGGGCCGTAGAAACGAACCCACTTCTTCTCGTTCTCGCCTGTCGCATTGTACTTGAATGCGTCTCCTGCACTCACAGTAATAGTTGCTGTGCCTGACTTGATGTTCATGCCATAAGCGAACACGTAAATTACGCCATCTTCGAGATCAGCTTCGGTTGGAGCTGTGTCACTACTCCACAAGCGGAACTCGTCTGCTGCAGGAGCGGTGTCGTCATCATCATCGTCACCATCAACCCAGATGTGACAGTTGCCCTTCAAGCCAAGAGCGTCACTGACGAGAACACCATTGCGTGTAGCCTCTTCACCTTCAACGTCCTCAGTGTAGCTGCTCTCACCACGACGTACATAGTGAACCAAACGGTCTTCACCAACAATTAGACCGCTGTTCTCGTAGCCGCAATCATTGAACGTCGGCTCAATCTTAATCTGAAGCTCACCGAAGATGCAGGAAAGGCGTGTCACCTTCCAGCCAAGTCTCTCATTTGTGTAAGGCTCCATCTTGACCTCTGTATGCTTGCTCCAGTCAATGAGCTGCAAGCTCTGACCAAGATTGTTACCAACGAGGAAGAGACCGGACTTAGGCTTGTCTGCACCACCGTAGTATAGCTTGATGAGAGACATTACATCCTCAAATGTCCACTTGCCACGATGCTTCACCTCACGCTTCACCTGCCAACGAACACCATTGGTTGTATAGTCCCACTGGTCGTCACCCATGCTTGAACGTACAAGCATCTTGTTCTGCTGAGAAATGAGAAGCGTACGGTTGCCGGCAGCCTTGAACTCACGCAACTGAGCCTCTGCCTTGACAGCCTCATCGTAAGGTATCTCCATGTTCTGGTCGGCAAGATACTTTGATACGATGCTTGTCATACCTCGCTTCTGCAAGTACAAGTCGTCTGGAGAAGGAATGACAGTATTGGGGTCAACCCACTTCTGAGTCTCATACATGGCATTAGCCATACGTACTAACTTCGTACCTGCTGTTATGATATTGGTATTGCTTGCTGTTGGAGAGGTTGCTGTTGGAAGACTGCCATACTGGTCTGTCGCAGCCTGCTTAACACCGTTGGTTGCTATACAGGTGATTGTGTCGTCGTTGTTCACGCTCTTTACAAAGAGCTGGAGGGGACGACGGCTCTTGACATTGGTACCACCGATAAAGTCGTAGCCTTTGACTCCCTTGACCATAAGAGTGTCGTATGCTCGAACTTTCTTCTGGTCGGCATTTACCAACGTGATAGTATTGCCATTAACAGATGCAACCGTAACGATTGGTGTGCCTTGGTCAATTGCATAGTGTTTCACTTCCATGCTATGAACGTTCACGGACTTTGCCATCAGCATAAGCTGCATCAAAGAGTTCTGATCACGTTCAAACATGAAAATTCGTTTGTCAACTTCGGGCATTACAAGTTCGCCCATACCTCCTGATGCGTTCTCTACTCCACTGACGGTAGTAGGCGCACCACCTAACTGTGTCTGAAGACCAGCGGAACCAGCACTTGGAGTAAGTTCAGGACTATCTGGCGTGTTTGCACTGCCAGAGTTCTGTTGCTGGGTTGTTGTTACTTCTACGCTCATTTTAATTTTTTTTATTTGTTATTGTTATGTTTCGTTTTTGCCGGTACCTTGACAATGCTTTTCTTCACAAAGCCTTCGTTATGTATAGCTTTGCTTGCTTCCATTAACGCACTTACAGTGGTACAGGCACCACCGATATGTGTTCGCAATCCTGCACTTCCTTGTGAGGGTTCACGTGGCTTTGTATTTGGAAATTCTACACTAATGCTCATGACGTATTATTTTGCAGCATTTGCAAAGTCAAAGATGTCCATGTTTCTCTTGTTCTTGGGCGCACCGCCATTCTTGCCGTTCAGTGGTGATGTGCCGTCGCCTTTGTCTCGCTTGCGCAAGCCTTCCACAATCTTGTCATTGCGTCCGGCAACACGTCCCTCTTCACTTGCTGAGGCTACATCACTGTCATGGTTGATGGCATTCACGAACATTGCAAGAGTCTCTTTCGAGAACTTGCCCATTACACCGTCACGAACCACGGTCAAAACGGCATCAACTACAGCGTCAATCTGTTCGTCGCTCATGCCACGCTCTTCTTGGAACTGACGAAGGGTTTCAAGACTTGCGTCCATGTTCTTCTCATATTCCTCGTCAAGCTGTCTTGACTTGGCTACACGCTCCACATAGTCCTTGTTGGCCTCGGCTATCTTCTCCTGCATTTCAGGATCGTCAAGTACGTCCTGTATTTCTATGCCGAAGTTTTTTACAAGCCCGACGTAGGGGTCGTTACCATTGTGCATATCAGCAAGGAACTGTGCACTTCTCGGGTCAGCGGCAAACATGTCGGACATGGCCTTTTCCCTGTCCTTGTAGCCGCTAAGATCCTGCTCGTATTGGTCGTAATCGTCGTAAATCTGACCGTAAATCTCCTCATCATCCTCGAACTTCTTGTCGGGATATTTCTTTCGCAGCCGTTCCAACTGTTGGTCGCGTCTGCTCTTAACTCCGTTGTTATCAGCCATTATCTTCAAAATCTTTAGAATGTGTCATATTCATTTGCAAAAATACCTATATAAGATGTGGACTGACTTTTAACTTTTGTGACCTCGTTTCTGTAACTTTGAGGAAACAATCGAGCACTTTTATGAAATACTTTGGCAGCATTCTTGAATTTACACGCGAACGAAATAACGACCTCATGAGGGCATATCGGGAGAAACTCGCAGAGGCATCCATCATCGTGATGCCGGTCATCTTCGAACTTGTCGCTCAGTCTCCGGCTTCTCGCTTTTGGGTGAGCGAGGAGAGGGCTGCTATTGTCATTTCAGCAATGGCAGCTGGAAAACCGATGCCAAGGATGAGGAGCAACAAGCGTGAAATGTTTGAGGAGATTTACCGAAGGTTCGTTATACTACGTGAGAAACAGCCCGACAAATCGGTGTACGAACTTGTGACGAAAATAGTAAATCAACCTGCACCGAAATTCTATCTCACGCCTCGTACAGTGGGCGAATTTATTTACCGAATAAAGAATGGATGGTATGACAACCAATATGATAGATACAGAGATTGCACGCTTACTCGCTGAAAACGACCGGCGAAATGAGGTGATGTTCGCTCACTTCGACCCGGTCACGGGTGAAGGGTCCATAGGGGAACGTGTGCGAGTGTGTATCTCTGACTTTGCCATACCCGTCCAATGGCTCCCTGTAGAGATGATGAAAATACAAATGGTGAAGAAACTTGTCAAGGCTGGGTCTATCGACAAGTTTCTTTCGTCTGTTCTCCATGTTGAGCCAAACGATGATGATTACATCAAGGTCTCGCGTAAGTTCATACGACTACGCTTCAAACACGACTTCCCTTTCTGGGCGGCTACGCTCGTCTATATCCACAACAAGAAGGCTGGTAAGGACGTGTTGTTCCGGCTTTACTATCCGCAGCGTATTTTGGTGTCTCGTTTTGAGGCGAAGAGAAAAGCTCGTCTCCCTATACGACTAATATTGTTGAAGGCTCGACAGTGGGGTGGTTCTACTACAACACAGCTCTACATGGCATGGCTTCAGTTCAACCATCGAAAGGGACTAAATTCACTTATCATTGCACATCAAGGAGCCGCTTCTGACGAAATCAAGGATATGTTCGACCTCATGATTGACAGATACCCGGTAGAGTTCCTGCACAAACTGGGTGAGGCATATTCCGAGAACGAGCCGAAGTTGGTTGGTGTAGGTAAGTCTGGCTCCACTCATCGCGTACCACAACGCAATTGCAAGATTAAGGTTGGCACTGCTGAGCGTCCTAATGGATGCCGTGGCGGTGCCTATTCTCTTGTGCATTTGTCAGAGGTCGGTTTGTGGCAAAAGACAGAAGGTAAGTCACCGCAGGACATCGTGCGTTCGGCATGTTCGGGTATTCTTTTGGAACCATTCACGATGATCGTAATGGAGAGTACACCGAATGGAACAGGAAACTTCTTCCACACAGAATATACGGCTGCTGCAGATCCTACAATCAAATCACAATATGAAGCTCTTTTTATATCGTGGTTTCAGATTGAGCAGTATTCCAAGCAGTTCGCTTCTGCTGACGAAATGCGTGAATTTGCACAATGGCTGTATGAGAATAGAGAGAATGCCTATGTGCCGTCAAATCGTGAGGAGTCCGGACGCTACCTTTGGTCGTTATGGGAGAAAGGGGCTACACTGGAGGCTATCAACTGGTACATAGAGGAGCGTGCAGGTAAGGACGACTTTGCTGTAATGGCTTCCGAGTTCCCTTCTGATGATGTGGAGGCTTTCGTTCATTCTGGTTCTATGGTGTTCGACAAATACCGTGTCAAGAAGTTCGAGCGGTTCTGCAAGCAGCCTCAGTATATCGGTGAGGTATATGCTGATGGAGACGAAGGAGAGGATGCACTTTCCAATCTCCGTTTCCGTGCAGACAGGCAAGGATTGCTTTCTATATGGGCAATGCCGGAAACATTCGAAGGCTACGAAGTTGTCAACCGTTATCTTACCGTTGTCGATGTGGGTGGACGTTCCAATAAAGCTGACTGGTCTGTTATCGTGGTATTCGACAGGCTTAGTATGATTGATGGTAGCGAGCCGCCGTCTGTGGTGGCTCAGTGGTACGGACATTGCGACATAGACCAACTCGCTTGGCGTGCAGCACAGATAGCGGCGTTCTACGACAATTCTCTTCTGGTCATTGAGTCTAACACGTTGGAGACTCACGACAAGGAGCGTCAGGTGGAAGGTGGCGACCAGTCGCAATATATACTCAATCAGATTTCAGACATATACCCGAACTTGTATGCACGCAAGCAGTCGGAGGATGAAATAAGGGAGGGCGCACCGCGTAAATATGGCTTCCATACCAATGTGTCAACAAAGCCGATGATTATCTCTACCCTCATCAAGGTGGTACGCGACCGGCTCTATATCGAGCGCGACAAACGCTGTCTGGATGAATACAACACCTATGAGCGAAAACAAAACGGTGCGTATGGTGCTATTACTGGCAAACATGACGACTTGCTTATGACACGTGCAATAGGTCTGCATATCTGCTTCCGGGAAATGGATATGCCTGAATGGGTTCCTATTGTTAACCGTACACTTAGAAAAGACAGAAGCCCCGTTTCCGAGGCTTCCATCTGATAGTTTTATTAAGACGCTTGTAGCATCTGCTGTGCCTGTTGCATGGCAGATGCGTTTGCGTTTTGCTGAACCTGCTGCGCAAGTTCCGGAGAAATGCCGTCCGGAACCTTGCCTTGTTCCAGCTGTTCCCTTTGTGACTTGATGCTCTGCAGCAACTCGTCGGCAAATGGAAAGTCGCCGTGTTCCAACAGCTGCTCCACGCTGATAGCGTTCTTTTCCCACAACTGCATAAGCATGTCGTTGGTTAGAGCACGGTATGCTGGGGTTGCTGTGCTCTCCACAATCGAAAGGTCAAACTCTACGTCGCGTATCTTCTTCGGGTCGTACTCCACAATGGTAGAGTTCTTTCCTGCAATGTTGAATACACGTGGCGTGTCGTAAAACTGCTGAATGTTCTTCACGTCCTTATACGCACCTTCTTTTACGAAAGAAGAGAACGTGTCGAGCAAATCAAGCAGAGACGTTGAGGCGTTCTGTGCCTGTTGATTGTACAGACTGGCCGACATACCCGAATAACCGGGCTTGCCTTGCAATGCGCCGTTAACGCCGGATATGTCTTCGAAGAACTTCAACTGCATGCTCAGCAACTCTGAGATGCCTATCTGTGTGCAGTTGTTGGCTATCTGCTGAGGCAATGGCGTTCCGGCCTTCGGTGTCCTGATCATGATGATGCCGTTGAAGCGTGCCCATTCGTCGGCAACATCGTCCATTGACATTCCCTTCGGTAAGCAGTCTTCCGGGAACAACAGCACACCTTTTGCCGAAGCTCGCATAATCCAGTCGTACATCGTAATCAAACGGTTTGTGTATCGCTGCTGGTCTATTACATTGCTGACAAAGCTATGTATCTCACCGTCGATGAACGGATATGCTTTGAACACATACGGATGGCTCTTGTGCTCGTATGGGGTTTCGCCTTCTTCCAGAATGTCACCAAACGGAGTGAGCATGTAATAATACCAGTAGCTATCCATAAACCACTCCCAACGGATAAGCGGCACATCGCTCTCGTCCATACCAAGCTCACGGGCCTCTTGTAAACGCTTGTTGTTTTCGTCTGTTACAAGGGCTTGGAAATCCTCAATGTCTATCTTGAACACATCGCCGTTGTTTACGTCATGGCAGCGGACACGTGGTTTGCTTTCCTTCCTCCACACTTCTATTACACGACAACGTGTCACATCATACGGAACAAAAAAATCAAAGTTGCCCTGCAAAGGATGGCCAAAATGATTAAACGTAGCACTGAGATACGATTTGTCTTTGGCAAACTTGTATATCTCGGCCAGACGGTTGTAATCGTTTCCGTCCTTGGCAAAGCGTCCGCACAGTTCCTCAAACGATATGTCATGCACCTCGCCCACACAACTGCAATCCCAACCTCGAAAATCCCTCATGTTGTTATCGACGAAGAAGTTGTTGGGCTGTACATAGTCAGTCCAACAGTCCAGCTTGTTTTCTCGCCAGCCATACCACTTACGCTGCACGACAAAGCCCGAAATAAGGAACTCCTCCATACATCGTGCGTTTATCTCTGTCATGCGGTTCAGCTGCATGTTGCATTGCAACACGGTACTCATCGTCTCGCCATATCGCTGCTCGTCGCGGTCTCGTGCCGTACAAGTTGGTTCCTTGGCTTGACTGCGGTATATACCAAGTACAGCTTGTACCATACGACGAATGAGGTTGTTCTTCAAGGGTACATTACCTTGCTTCTTGATGAGTTCCTCTTCGCGTATTTTCCGACCATTCACACAAACGTAGTCATCCCACTGCCGTCCGTAGGTGTAGTTCTTGTTACGTTCACGGTCTCTGCGGAACGTATCCATAGCAAGCCAATACTGCTGGGCTTGCCACAATACCTCAAATGCACGGTTACCGCCCAACGTGTGCTTGGCTGTAGCTACGCTGTCCATTCCTTCATGAGGCATGACAGCACTCGCCTTATGTAATTTTCTTCTTGCCATAATTTTATAATTTGGGACGGTGCAAAGGTAATTCCTTGCACCGTCCTTTGTTGTTTAACTATTGTTGCTTACCATTTCGAATATTGTTCACAGCGTCAACAAGTTCTTTCTTCTTCTCGTTGAGTTCGGCTTCAAGCCCCTTGCGCTCCTCATCAGAGGCTGCGGCTTTCAACTCCTCGTTAATATCGTCAATGTCTCCCGAATAATCTTCGTACGTTTCCAATATGCGATACTCGGGCGAGTTGTTCAACCACGCTATCTTTTCCGCATAATCAAACACTCCGTCTGCCGTGTCGTTCTCATAATGGTTCAACCTCGTACGCAATTTCTCGCTTTCTTCCTTTATTCTGAAATACTCATTATTAACGGCTCTGTATTCTGTACGTTCGTCACCGTTTTTCACAAGTCTGTTCAGCAAGAGGAAACTGCGAGGATCATACTCTCGATCGCCAATGACGGTTTCACCCATTTTCGTGAGCCTATCAATGGTTGACGATACACCACCGAAGATGCCGTTCAGCAAATATTCCACCTGCGCAGGGTTGATGTCAATCTTGCCACTTGTGTAGGCATCACCACCGGTGGCCTCATTCAGTGCCTTTGACAACCCAACCAAGTATTTGTTGGCACTCTTGTACGCCTTAGTCCATTCGGGCATATCCTTGTTGAAAGGAGTGTCCTTGTAGATTGGCATACCTGTCCAACTCTCATTGCCAATCACTTCGGCAATAGGTTTTATCGCACTCGGAACGAATGCCTTGAAACCACCGCTACCTTCCATAATGTCGATTGGCAACATCTGGCTAACTTGGCTTGCCATTTGGTGTGCGAGTTCCCCTGCAGTGTAATGTTCCTTACCGTTCATCGCGCTCACCATCAACTCGCCCATGCCGTACATTGCGCGATACTCAACTGGCAACGGCATGCTTATCCACGACTTGTCCATGCCGGGTAAACGGAACACCACATTGCTCCTGCGTACATATTCGGGTAGGTTGAAGTAGTCGTCCTTGTCATCCTTGTCATCCTTGTCGTCGTCTCCGTCACCACCGCCAATGCTCGCCATCAATGCACCAAGCAGGAACATTGCGGCGGCTCCTGCAATGGTTTTCTTCGGATGCCGTTTGAACTGCCGACCGAAATTAGTAGAACCTTGGAGGGCTGCGTTCCAGAACACATAAAAACTGCGACCAAGCCCTGAAGTAAATGCAGCTACATTACCTATTCCTGTTTGTCCGTTTGTCTTCCAAAACTTTGCGCCACTGCCTTTCTTGTTGAAGTTCACACTTATCTCCTTGGCATCGTACACGCTGCGGTCTATCGTGCGTCCCAACTGACGTGAGGTCATAAAGGCGGCAAAGCGTGCGCAATTCTCCACGGCACGGTTGTACTCGTCAAGACGCTCGCCTAACAAGTCCCAAGCCTTTCTGATTGGCATCTGTCCGTTGCTCTTCTTCAACTCACGCTTGATGTCATTCTTACGCTGTTCGATGTCACGGATGTTGGCATAACCTGTCTCACCACCATTCATCATGAACAGATGGAACATCTTCTCCGTTTCATCGTTCAAGTCGAGTGTACCATTGCGCAACTTGGCAAGAAGTACCTTCATCTTCGCTGGATTGACCTTTGCAACATTTTTGTGGAAACGCCAAGCATAGTTCGGACTTTCCTTTACCCACACCATAGTGTTGGCATACATCATGTCGCGCATAAAGTTCGAAACAACGAAGTCTGGGTTACGTGTGGTGTAAAATGCCGACAACTGACGATTTATGGTCTCACCTAATCGCATGATTGCACCTATTGCACCTGACACGTCATTGTCTGGGTTGGTCTGTCCGTTCAACGCCTGTGCAGCTCTCGGATTGCCGTTGATGGTGAGTATGATGTCGCGGCCGTTTCTCTTCACCAAAACTTGGTGCTGTCGAAGGTCACGGCTCTCCACAACGCGGTACGGAATAGCAGGATTGTCCTTCTGCTTTCTGAAGTGTGCAGGGTCGTTCTTCGCGGCTTGTTGCATCGCATATTCAAAGTCTCGCATCTTGCGCTCCACCTCAGCAGGACTGTCATCTTCCTCAATGCGTTCCGTCCCTTGCAGGTCGCCAGAGTTGATAGGTTGCCACTCGTCTGCAACGTCATTGTGCCATAGCCACAGGTCGCTCACGCTCACAAGGTCACTCGGATGGTTCAGCGCGAAATTCAAGAACTTCTGCTTCACCAAAGTATTACGGTTACCCTGCATTATCGCGCTTTCAGCCATAGCCTCCATATTGGCAAACGGGTCGTCAGCCTTACTCTTGCGTCCCTTGGCGGTCTTGATTGGAGCATTAAATGCGCTGTGCTTGTCCGTCAAGTATGCATACGCCTCATCGCTCGTCTTGTCGTCAAAGCCACGCAGAGGAATATAATTCTCATACATTCCGCTGATGTCGTCGTAGGTCGCCTTGTTAATAAGTCCGCTTTCGTAGGTTTTCTGCAATGTGGCTTTCGTTACGGCATTCACCTTGTCCCACAAGCCATCAACCCAATGGTCTCTTTCGTAGTCGGATACCATTTGTTGCGCCTCTGTTTCCGCATCAAGCACATTGTCCATTCCAGTCAAAGCGGTCAGTCCTGCATAGTCTCGTTCGCGATTTATCAAGTAAAGTTCTTCTTCACGATCTTGCATTCGCTGCTTTACGTCTTCAAAAGCATCAATCGCATCTTGGTCTAACGGATCATTGTCAACAGCCTGCTGAGCAGCAAGAACTTCTGCAAAGAACTCCGAGCGAGCGTCCTTCTCCGCAGCCCTCCGCGCCATTACCTCGTTACGCTCCAATCCGTGCTTGGCCATCATATAGTCTGTCAACTCAGCACGCTCGTCCGCTGTCTTGGCAAGTTTCGCCACCTCCTCAAGCATTGGCTTGAACAATGTCTGCGCAAATGCGGTACACTCTGCTTGGTTCACAGAAGAAAGGCGATTTTCACCAAGATAGGCATTCTCATACCCTGCCACATCCTCGATATATGTCTTGCCATTACCCTCTGCTTTGAGTATCGCGTCCATAGCCTCTTTCAGTCCGAGCATACTGTCTTGCAGTGCCTCTTGCATCTGGTACATTCCACGACTTACACGCTGCTCATATATGTCACGTGCCATCGCCTTGTTGTACTCCACACTGTCACCGTCGCGGAACATAATGCCCTCATCTGCAACATTTTCGTCAGAAACTTTGGGATTTACAAAATCTTTGACTACCTTTGTCGCAGTATCAAGGACTTGCTTGTCTATTTCCTGCTGAACCGGTTGTGACGCTGAGGAGAGATAAGCGAGTCCTTTTTCTTTATCTACCCACTTCAATGTCTTGTTATTTGCAATCGGCTCTACAATATTTTTGAACTCCCTGCCGTGGAACGAACGCACATCATTCACTTCGAGATATTCCGCACCCTGCTGTATCTGTCTCTTCAATTCAATAGCCACACACACATTTTTGCCATTGCGGTCTCTCATGTCTGTAAGCACACCAATTGTGTCCTCGCTACGTTGGAACACGAATATAGGCGAAGACAAGTGTTGCGGCATATTCATTATGGCAGATACATCTACTTCATGCTTCTTCTCTGAACCTTTCTTTATTACACGCTGACGCATAACAATAGGCAAGTTTGGGAGGAATGTACGCATTACTCCTTGTGGTCTGCCAAGATGCAGCATCTCATTCTTATCCATTTCGCCATTCTGATAGCGTGTAAGTTCATTGTTGAAACGCTCGTTAGCAGTCTGTTGTTCACGCTTACCATCACTAAACTTAGTATCACCGAAACCTGTCTTCCTGCGCATAACCTCAGTATCAGCGGCATCGAACACGGTAGGCTTACCACCATTCTTCTTACGCTTGTATGCCTCATGCAGAACAAACGCCCAGTCCTTATCACCCCACTTTCTCTTGCCGGGGATTTTCAATCCGTCCAACAATTTTTGTAGAGCCTTTTGGAGCATGGCTTTCAGTTTGCCCCAGAACGTAAGTTCTTCGGCACTCATCTTCTCGAAGCCTTTCTCACCGATACGTCCGGCAAGGTCGGCACCATATTCCTCTGTTGCATCACGCTTGAACTGCTCACGTTTCTTTCCGGCCTCGGCATGTGCTGTTGCCATATCTGCATAGTATGAAGCGTTGGCATCCTCACCATTGGCTACATGCTCCTTGCGTTTCTTCTCACGTATGCGGTCCACCTCGGCATCGTACATCTTCTGCGCCATGCGGTCAATGGTACCGCGTATCTCGTCCTTAGACACACGATAGAGTTCATCAAGGGCATTGTTCAGCTTAGCCTCATCAGGGAACAGCACGCGCAAACCATCGTGACCCACAACCTCATGCACAAACGTATTCTCAACGTCTGCCATGTTAGCATTGTTGGGAACAACAATAGTCACATCGCCAGTCATAGGATTGAAGCTACCCTTCATTCTGCGCTGGCGCACGGAAGGTAATGCAGCCACTTCTTCCTCTGTACGGATGATGCGCACTGGAGTATGCAGACGTTCGGACAGTTCGGTAACTCTCTCGCTCATCGCACTTTCCATTGCTTCCTTCGGTTCGCCTACCCACTTGCCGGCCATCTTCGCATTGATGCGTGCTATGTCTTCGTTGCTGACGAATGGCGTGTGTCCTTCGCGTCCGGGGATAATATCGCGGCTCTCCCAGTTCTGCTTGTCGAGTGCAAGACTCTCCTTCGGCGTCAACTCCTTGCCGTCAAGTTCAAAGCGGTAACCCATCTTCTCCAACTCTCTGCGCACTTGTGGCACAAAGCGGTTGTAGTCACGGTGGGTCTTTAGCTCCTCATGCTTTCCCGGATGCTTCTTCCAGTACTCGTCAATGAGCTTCGCTTCCTCCTCACGGGTGAGCACCTTGTCTATCTTGCTCCAGCGTGAAAGATACAGCGTGCGGCCATTGTTCCACTGATGGGCACCGGTAGGCAACAGAGCATAGTCTGCGTGGAACGGCTCGTCTATCTCCGATTTCGGGATGAGGCTACGCACCACAACAAGGTTCGGTCTCTTGTATGCCTCGCCAAACTGCGTGTTCAAAGGTGTTTCGATGGCATGGTCGTATGGGTCGTATGCTGCCCACAAGCCCTTGTCTTCGGGGTTCTTCTTCAGGAAGTACTGCAACTGTGCCTCCTTGGTCTTAGGCTTCACGAATTTCAAACCGTCATTGATCTGCAACTCTGTACTCTTTTTGCCGTCAACCATGATGTAGCCAATCTTGTTGAGTTCGTCCAGCTTGCGCTGTTGCTCCTCGGTGAGTTCCACCTTTGGAGGTGCAGAATAGTTCCAACGTCTGCCTTCCAATGTTCTGCGCTCGCCTGTCTCGGCATCGGTAAATGCCATAGGTGAACCCAGTGCATCATCCTCAAAGGCTTGCACATTACGGTAAACAGGAACCAACTCACTCTCCGGCAAAGACTCCAGCTCCATTGCCTTCGGATCATCGTCATCAAGCAAGCGGAACTTCGTCTTGTCTTCTGCGGTCTCGTCCTCATCGTCGGTGACTACATCTGAAGCAGCTTCTACACTTGCGTCCATTTCGGCATATTTCTTCTCCTTTTCTGCCATTTCCACCTTCATGGCCTCGGAATATTCCTCAAACTGACGCTTGGCTTCTTCGAGTTCCTTTCCAAACTCAAACGGCTTACCTTCACGTTGCTTTAGTTGTTCCAACTCTGATTTGCCGTGCTGTACCATACGTGTAGCAATGTCGAACCGCTCGGCAAAGTCCCTACCTGTGATTACATTCTCGGTGATGTCCTCAACGGCATTGCGCAATAGCGACTGCTTTACAGGAACATTATTCAGACCAAGTTCAGGGCATGAGTAGCTCATTCTACGATGTATCTCGGCAAACAGCAGTCCGCCATTGTTCACAGTCTCTCGCGACATCTCTGTCTTGACAACAAAGTCGTAACCTCCCAATGACAAAGTAAGAGTATTTGACTGGACGTTATTGCCGGGGTTCTCTTTCATCGCCTTTACTGCATCGAGGATTTTCTTGTTGTGTTCCTTGATGAAATCAGCCATGGCATCAACCGAAGCAAATTTCAGTTTGCCAACAGTTATCTCTGTGAACTTGCCATCGGGGAATGCCTTTTGCACTGCAAGCAGCTGGGCATTAGCTTCCTCTGCTCGTTGCTCTGCTGCCTTTATCTGTCCCTCCAACTTTGGCTTGGCATTGTGAATATAGGTTTGGTCGGCTTCCCACTGCTTCTTGCGGCTTTCGTACTTGCGCACATTCTTCTCCGCATTGTTTTTTAGCAGGGCGTATTCACTACCAGAGAGTTGAGCAACAGTGTCGCCGAACACATCTTCTTCCTCTTCAAGCACACGGTTATTCATGCTGTCCTGCATCAGTCGGTCTCCCTCCATAACACTATCAGCAATCGCACCTTTGGTCTTCAATCGCTGATATGCAGTTACGTCAAGACTATCTTCCACACCGAAACGAAGCACACGGACTGGTTTATTCCATTGCTTGTGCAGATTGCCCTGTCGCAAGATGCGGCCGTTGCGTTGCGTGTAGTCCATCGGACGGTTTGGCGCATCAAGGTGTATAAGGGTATGCAGACGTTCCTGTATGTTCACACCAGTACCAAGGGTAGCAGTACTGCCAAGTATAACACGCACCTCGCCACGGTTCACCTTCTCGAAGATTTCCAGCTTCTGCTTTATCTTCATGCCAGACTTCATCACAACGATTTCGTTTTCGGGAACACCCTGCTGGATGAGTTTCTTCTTGATGTCCTCATACAGGTTAAAACCACTGCGCTTGTTCTGGTAGTGGTCGGCAAAGATGGCTACTGTACCCTTGTAGTCGTCAGTCTCTTTCAACGAACGCAAGGTTTGGCGCACTGCCTCGTTGGTCTTACTCCTCGGATCATCCTCTGCGTGCATTTCCACAAGTCGGGCATCAACAGCGGCTCCTTGAGCAATGCCATACATAGTGAGAGGTATGCTGCTGTTTTCCTTCTTCTCCTTGCCGCTCATTTGGTCAAAGCGTTCAAGTTCTTCACGCACATATTTCATCACACTGCGAAGAGCGCGTGTCTGTGGTAGATAGATGTCCTGCGCCTTGCCGCCTTCCATTTCTGGTATCTTCTTCACAAGTTCCGTCTGGTCTTTGGTCAGCACGGTGTCTGCTACCCCAGACCATATACGAACCAATTCGGGCAGGTTCACATATCCTGCAAAGCGGTTCACTTCCTTGAACTTGCCGCTTGTGTTAAACTCTGGCATCTGTTGTATATTGCCGAAGTTACGCACAAAGTCGTCAAAGTAGTAGATACCGTATTCCTTCATGGTGTCCTTTGGCATGAGATAACGCATGAAAGTCCAAATCTCTGCTGCTGTATTACTGATAGGCGTACCAGTGGCGAAGATAACATTGCGACCGTTATTCTTCTCCAATATGGCTTGCGTCTTCAAGTACACGCCTTGCGACTTCTTACTGTATGAAGGGTCAACACCTTTCACACCGCGCTGCATGGCTGTTGCAAAACCGAGGTGCTTGTATTCGTGCGCCTCGTCAATGAGCAGGGCATCAATTCCCATATCATCAAAGTTCTCCACATCATCCGTGCGACGATCGAGCATTTCCTGCGCCTTGACAGCTGCGTTCTGCTTGGCAACGGCTTTCTTCTTTTCATTGTTGGCTGTGCGCTTCTTTGAGATACCTTCTGACAATGCTGCCATTTCTGCTTGGAGGTCGGCCAATTCCTTTTCAGCACGCCTTGTTATAGGGTCTCTGCCGCTGGAGTCTGCCTCACGCATCTGTTCAAGCACAAGCATCTTCTCGTCTATCTTGTCCTGTACGAACTGCATCTGACGCTCGTCACTGTCGGGGATAAACTCAAAGGTACTCTGAGGTACAACTATCATGTCCCAATCGTTATACTTGATTTTTGCATAGAAATTCTTTCTACCTTCCGCATTGCGGTCATTATCTTCAAGCGTAAGTATCTTGGCATTTGGATAGAGTTCCTTAGCTGAAGCAGCAAATTGTCCTACGGTGGCATTCTGTACCACAATCATAGGCTTGCGTGCCGTACCGAGTCTTCGCATCTCCATGGCGGTGGAGATAAGGGTGAATGTCTTGCCGGTACCAACCTCATGGGCAAGCAGCAACGGCTGCATTGTTCCTCGTACAATGGCCTTACCTTGGTGTGAGCGCATCTTGAACTTGTGTGTTGCGCCACCGAAGTATTCAGGTACAAAGTCGTCAGGTATGCTCATAGGAACATAGTTGTTGAAGCGGTCATTATACTCTTGCTCCATGCGTGCTGACAAGTCCGCGTCACTCTGCATCTTCCCTCGCGCCCAGTCCTTGAAGTCCTGACGTATCTCGTCTATCTTGGCTGCACATGCTGCCGTAGCCTCACGGTCTGTGATGGTTTCCGTTGTGCCGTCATAATGCTTTTCCGTACGTGACACGATAATGCTTTTGTTCTGGATTGCGGCTGAAATGAGTTCATGACCCATTATTGTTTTCTTAAGCATTTCACTCACAATACCCATTGCGCGGTTCTTCTCAACGTTCACACCATAGGTCGGGGCTTTCATAAACCATGTACCACCAGCTGCTGTGAAATGCACGTCTATGTCGGTACGCTCTTTCACATACTCGTCATATAGTTTTGGGTCAAGCCATGACGAACCGAGTGTAAAGTCTATCAAGTGTGCAGGAATATTCATAGGAACTACATCCTGCAATGCCTTGATATTCTTGCTGTATTCGCCATTCTCATTGTTGGCCTCAGCTTGTTTCAGCTTCTCTCTCACGTTACCGCTCAGATACTGGTATGACACTTCCATCTGTCGTGTCGTAGGGTCTTCAAAGCCGAGTCCGCTGTCAATGATTTCACGCTTCACTTCCGCCTCACTTTTTCCGAGCTGGCTTGCAATGTAAGGAACATCTATGCGTCCGTTCTTGAACATACTTACAACAACACCGTCCTTAACATTCTCCGGGTGCGGTTCGCTTTCCTTTTCCACGACACGGCCTTTCATCACATCGGCCTTATCGTAGGTCTTAACAACGCCTCCCTTGCCGTCTCCTTGCTCCTTATATGTCTCCAATGAGAACACATTAGGATAGTCCACATCATTGCGCAACCATGCTAATTGGTTGTTTTTGTTGAAATGACCGTAGGTATTGACAAAGGCATCGTATGTCTTGTTAAGTTTGGCAATCAATGGTTTCAGTCCTGCATCACTCTCGTTCTCTGTCTGGTACTGCATAACTTCGGCCAATGCACTTTTGATGGCAGCATAAGCAGTGAAACACTCCTGCTTGGTGTGTCCCTTTATCTTCTTGTCGTTCACTTCAAGAGGATAGTAACCGCCAAAGCTGGCCAAAACAATCTGGCCGTCTTTCATATACATTTCACCAAGTTTCTTGCCGTCCGCTGACGCATCAAGCACAAGTGAAACATCATGGTGGTCTTTGGTGGTCGCTTTGCTGCTATCTTCTTCAGTGAACGATTTAACGAAATCAACCAGCATCTTGCCTTGGTCTTTGCCGCTTACCGGGTAGAGGCCCTTGCTCGTAGGTCTGAATGTATCACCTTCCTCAAAGGCAAAGCGCATTACACCGGCCATGTGGTCTGGGTGCTCGATGAAATACTTGTTGTAGTCCATGGAGAGTTGTTTGGCCTTGCGTGCGCCCGGTTCTTCATATTCGGCCGTGCGCTCACCGCTGATGCTGCTCACGTCAATGGCTTGTGCCGACTTCTGACCATTCACTCGCTTGCGGATAACGATGATGTCCGACGTGACGGTTGTACCGCCAAAGGTCTTGTTATTCATGCGGAATGCTCCGATGAAGTCCGAACCTCCCTCGTTCACAACCCAGTCGCGCAAAGCCTTGCTGTTATCGAGTGTGCCGTTTGAAGAAATGAAGATACCCAATCCACCCTCACGCAACTTACGCACATTCTTGGCTATACAGAAGTCGTGGATATTGTGGAATTTCTTAGAAAGGTCACCGTCGCCTGTGGTGTCATTCACACGCAACCCGGTAACGAAAGGCACATTGGTAATTGCCAAATCCACACTGCCATTAGGTATGCGTGTCTGCTCAAAACCTTGTATCTCCACTTTGGCATCGGGATAGAGCAATGAGAGAATGCCGCCAGATGTGCCGTCTATCTCAATGGCGTGAATGTTACTGCGCTCGCTTACCGTTGTAGGCATCTGTCCCAAAATGTTGCCAATACCTGCAGAACCCTCCAAGATGTTGCCTCCCTTGAAACCAAGCTGATTTGCAATGTCCCAAAGTGTATCAACAACGTATGCAGGGGTGTAGTAGGCACTGTTAGCACTCATAACAGCTTGCTCGTAGGCTTCTTCTCCAAGCAACTCACGTATTTTCTTGTTACGCTCACGCTGTTTCCAGTCATAGCCTCCGTCGCTGAAAGCGGCTCCAAGACCACCCCAACCACTAAACTGTCTAAGCACACTCATCTGCTCGGGAGTGGCTGTCTCACCGCTCTCAAGTAATTCATGCGCCAACTCAATAGCCTTGATATTGGCCTCTATTCTGCCATTCACCGAAGTAGGGGCATGGTCTGCGCCACGCTCTGAATGGTTGTTGCGTGTGTTCTTCGGCTCGGTCAGTCCATGAAGTCCAGCGGACACAGCCCTATCTTTGCCAGTGCTTTGTCCTCCTCGTCCTCCGTCAGGTCTTCCACCTTCTTGTGCAGCTGTTTTGCGAGGGCTTCCTTGGCTTTCTCGTAGTCCTTGCTGTTGTCCACTATTGTCGGCTGGCACTGTTTCGGTGCGTACCGCTTCATCATTTCCTTGTAATCCATTGTCTGATGTGTTATCAAACAGCCCGGCAAACAAATCACCTACTGGCTGCTCTGGTTTAACTTTCTTAGTTGCTTTTTTCTTGGATACTGGCTTAGGCTTGTCTGCTGCCTTTTCGGATGATGTGGGCTGAATGCCGCCATCCTTGGCACGTCTCGCTACCTCTGCCTTGATATGGGTGCCCATATCCTTGTCGTCGCCATACTCCTTGTCGAGTTCAGACAATTTCTTGTCTGAAATTTTAGGGAGCAACGTGTTGAGGCTCTCGATCTTCGATTTCATCGAATGGTCAGTCATGCCCGGATTGAGAATGTCAACAACATGAAGCTGTATGGCAGTGTCTTCTGGCAATGCCGCAACGGCATCCTCGTTAATACCATCCTCGTAGAAGTCGCCAACGGCTTCATGCTTCGGCTCGGCTGACTCGCTCGGCTTATGACGCAACTGGTCCGGATGAGCATTAACCCACATGACAGGAGCAAGGCCGGTGTCAATGCGGATGCCGCCCTCATCGTTCGGCTGCACTACAACTGCATCAGTCCATGTGCGGCCACCATCGGTTGAATACTGCACCTTGTCACCTGCTGCATACTCTCCTTCATTGGTCACGCCACTACCTATAAGATATTTGTAGGCTTCACGCTGCACCTGCTTCAGAAGGTCAGAATACGTAACATTGCTGTCAACGAAGACATTTCTACCGTAGCGGTCATTGCCGGTGCCTTCAGGATGGTCAACCCGGAACATGATGTGAGTAACTTCAAGGTCGCTGCCTCCAAAGCCATCTACACCATTGGCTGCTCTTGGCTCAACGCCTATTGTCAGATACAGCTCGCGTCCTTCTTCTAATGGCAGGTGTATAGACACATCACCTCCAATAGGGGAAATGTTGGAAACTGCAAGTGGCTTTTTCTTACGATTGCCTTTCTTATCCGCCTGCTTTGAGTGAGAAGCCTCATAGTGGCTAAGGTTCAAATCAGAAATCAACTGGCTTGCAAGGTTGGCTGCATCCTTGACGGCCTTCTTCTCGGCATTACGCATGTAGCCGTATGCCTCGTTGTAGTCCTTCTCCACCTCGTCAGCCTCATAGTAGCCAAGCAGGGCAAGCTGCTCATTTACCTTGTCGAGGGTTTCATCTACTCGCTCTGCTGCTCCGGTGAGGGCTTGCTCGTCGCTTGAAGTTTCTGCGAGAGCCGTTGCTTCGCTTGCAACAGACTTTGCTTCTGCTGCAACAGCATCTGTATTTGCTGCTGTCTGCTTTTCGGTTTCTTTTCGTTGCTCATTTCTTGTTGCCTTTAATTCATTGTTTGCTTTTTCTGCGGCCACTTGTGCCTTGCCTTCCTCTACTATCATGTTGGCTTGTGCCATTACGTCCTTGGTAGGCTTGTCGAAATTCTCCACGTCAAAGGCTTTTACCTCTTCGTATGGAGTGAGGGCGTATTTGTCATAGCCGGGAACATACTCCAGCCCTCCATAGAAAGCCTTTAACCAAGGGCGAACCTTGTCGCCCAATGCCTTAACCATCATGGAGGCATAGTTGCCAAACGACTCATTGCCACGCTCAACCATGGCCATGGCCAGACGTTGACCGACTGACATGAGCTTCTGACGCTGCTCTGCGGTCAGTTCGTCCGGCTCACGGAACTTAAACCCGGCATCGCCCTCGTCGTCACCAATACCGAGAATATCACGAATGTCATTCATCAATCCGTTCATTTCCTCGTCACTGACCTCATACTTAGGCTTCTCCGGCTCTATTGGTTCTTCTGTTGGCACGCTCTCTACGCGGTTTGCAGGTTTCTTGCTTGCGGTCTTCTTACTTGTCGTTGGCTTCTTCGGCTCCACGGCATCGCGAAGTTCCTGTGCTGTCATTGGCTGGTTGTCTGCAACGGCTTCCTCATTACCAACCATTTCAGCGGCCTTGCGTGCGTCCTCTTCGCTACGGAACATCCAACCACCGCTCTCACGGTCTTTCCAACCGCGTGCAGGGGCAAAGCGTCCCTCACCTGTACGCTCTTTGGCAAACTCCTTGACGGCACGCTCTTGGTCGGCTGTCAAGTCATGGCCAAAGGTAAGGAGAGAAACATCGCTCGTCTTGCCCTTCTTATTGGTGTAGGTTGAAGGAGTGATGGAATAGCCGGCTTCTTCTGGTGTATTGATTTCCACAACGTCCTTCTTCACCGACGAGTACTCGCCAAAAGGCTTAGTCTTACGCTTGCTCGACTCTATCCACTTTTCAAAGTCTTCGAGGTTCACGCCGGTAATGTCAATTCTGCGGCCATTCTCCCAGCCCTGCTCGTAATTGGCAAGGTAGTCGCCCTTAGCCTCGTCTGCATCATTGAAACCAAGCATGACCTTATGCTCGTCAAAGCTGCCGTCGGGGTTGTACTGGTCCACAATATACACCTTGCGTCCGTTCCAACCGTCAATATCATTGGAGAGGAACACGTCAATGTGGTCGCCGTCAACACCCACTGCGCCACGAATGTAGCCGTAAGTGTTGTTCATCTTGCTTTCCCACTGCTTGCCGTCAGCATCAGTGCCCTTACGCACGCTGCCCTGCGGCTGCTCAATGGTGATGTCAAACGTTCCAACTTGCACATGTCCCTTCTTATAGTTGCCGGCTTCCTTTTGTGCCTCGGTGGGGTCGGTGTTCACTTCGGCAGAGGCTGCTTCAATCTTGGCAGACAACGGCTGCTCATTGCCGTCAATATAGTTGGCTACTTCGTAGAGGTCGCCAAACTGCTTGCCGTCAATCTCATAATAGGTTCCGGGATAATTCTTGCTCTTGTCAGGAGCGTCAACCTTGATAACTTCCTTGCCATCAACGAACATACGGTGCTTGTAGATTTCTCCATATTCGCTTGGCTCCGTCCACTCGTCTTCGGTATCGGTGATGCGCTCGCTCAGTTTCTCCTCGGCTTCCTTCGCCAATGCGTCGGCATCGGGTTCGTTACCATTAACTGGTTCTTCACTGGCTACGACTGGCTGTTGAGGCTTTGCATCGCTCCCAGCAACAACCGTAGCTTGTTCACTTGCCTCGTCTCCTCCAGCTGGCTCTGCGGCTTCTGCTCTCCGTTTGCGTTCTGCAACGGCTGCGTCGATGAGGGCTTGTTGTTCTTTTGGTGTAGCATTTCTGAAATATTTGAGTACGTTTTTGAGAATTTCTTCCTTAGAGGTCACGTCTCCGCTGAACATGTCTATCTGACCTGCAGCAGATGATGCAGCCTCGTTATTGTATGTAGAGAGAACCTTGCGCAAGTCGCTCGGCTTTCCACTGTTCAGCAGGTCGGCAAGGAGCAACGTAACGCCATCAGTTACACGACTGTCTCCGTATTCGTCGTCAAACAGACCCTGCTGTCTGCCGTAAGGAGATACCGGCATACCTTCCTTATAAATCTCGGGCGAGTCAGACTTGGCACGACTCACAAGATCAACGGCTGCTGCCAATTCCTTGCTAAGGTCATAGCCGCTCTTGGCAAGTGTGCGGTTGTTGGCAATCTCGTTCAAGCCCATAACAACGGACTGACGAAGTGTCGGTGTGCTGATAATCTGGCGCACGGCATCGGGCGAAGTCTGGAAGACCTTGCCTATAAGTGTGTTCTCGATAAGTTCCTTACCTGCTGCCGACAAAGCATTGCCAGTGCGAAGCTCTGGTAACTGCATTTCGTTAATAACTCCTGCATCCAACAACTGACTGATGGCAGAAGCCACTGATTTGTCGTCGGCATAGTAGTCAGACATGCGGTCAAAGCGGCTGATGTCATTGGTGATGCTTGTGAACACATTGTCAGGAACAATCTTGCCAAGTTTCACGGCGTGCTCAGGCTTGCTCTGCTTCTTCTGCTGTTCTGCGTTGAAGCGTGCAAACGTACTTGCATCGTATGGCAGTTCCTCATCTGGAACAAAGACAACACGCGGATGCTGCATACCGTCTATCTGCTCGGGAGTGAAACCGAACATGGCTCCAAACTCGCGCAAGTGGTCCACATACGCCTTGTCTGTGCCGTTCTTTGCTGCAATCTCGCCCGACATAGTGCGGTTGTTGCCCGAAAGCACAACGCCGTCCTTGCTGACAATGACTGGTGTCTGCAAAGCTCTGCTGTCGTAGCTGTCGGCCATATCCCTTACAATGCGCTGCGCGTCTTTGTCACGCTTGTAGTCGCGGTCATTCACGCTCTCGCCATTCTCGTCAACTGGGAAACCTTCAGTAGGCTCGTAAGCATTGTTCACGTCATGGCTGGCGGTGGCTGCTCCTGCCTCTGTGAGGACGTAGTGACCACGGATAGTAGAACCGTCTGCAAGCGTGATAGCGTTAGGATTGCCCTCTACCTTGGTGGCTCCGTCCCACTTTGCCTTTATCTTCGGGTTCACGGCATGAATACCGACTGTGGCTTGCTCAGCTGCTTTCTCAGCGGCAACGCGCTTGTCTTCCTCCAGACGTGCAACGGCTTCGGCGTGTAGCTTTTCCTCGCGAACCTTGCGCTCTGCCTCCTGCTGCTCACGGATAGCACGCTTTCTGTCATTCATAAGGGAATTGATGCGCGACCATGCGTTCAAGTTCTCTTCTGCTGCGGCTACTTGGGCGTTATACTCTTCCATGGCGGTGTTGTAGTTGGCCTCTGCTTCCTGCTGCGCCTTTACCATTGCCATTGGTGAACCTTTCAGAGAAGGAGCTTTCTTTGTGGGTTCCTTCTTCTTCAACGCTTCAAGTGCCTTAGTCGCCTGTTCTACTTGCGCTCTCACGATGGCAGTAGTATTTTCATCATTGCCTCCAGTAACCTCGTTGAGAGCATCAAGGGCTGTCTCGCGGTCTGCCTTCTCAAACATAGGTTCCTGTGTCTCCTCGTTGATGGGTACACGGGAGAGAGCGGTCTGCTGCATTTTGGCAGGTTCTTCCCACTCCACACCCTGCGCTTCAAGTTGGTGCTGGGCAAGTTCATTGCCGCCACGCGCCATCTGTACAAGTTCTTCCGTTGTCGGAGTTGCAGGAGCAACTAAATCATGGTCAAGCGGTTCGGTACTATCTGATACCTCCTCAGTAGCAGCCGCATCTTCGGCATACTCTCTCGCCCATACTTGATTGCCGTCAGCATCATTGATGCTCTCGACATTGTTCTCAAACTCCTCGGCAGGGATAACCTGCACACGCTTTCCGTTCAACGGTTCGTCCGTGCGTATCTCCACACCGTCATCGCTTATACCCTGCACCTCGCCATGAATGGTTGCGCCTTCACCATCTATAAACGTAAAGGTGTCGTTCACGCCATATTCTACGCCATCAGGCGTTTCCTGTACGTTTTCACCATCATTCTGTACACTTTCATCCGAATTTGGTACGTTTTCACCATTGGCTTGACGCTCCTGCTCGGCTTGCACGGTACGAGCCATATTGGTGGCATCCACACCACCTTGTATATCCTCCATGCTCATGGGCACGACATTCTGGCCGTCAACAGTCACGTTGACAGTTCCATCCCCATTGTCAACAAGTCCCTGCTCGTTGGCAACAAGCGTCACTTGCGTCTGTTCTCCATTCTCGTCAGTCAACGTATAGGTGTCACCTTCATTGAAAGACACCACACCGTCCACGTTGTTTGCTGCGGTCTGTGACATCTCCTCAATGATAGCTTCCCTTGCTCTCGCTTTCTCCTCCTCGGGGTCTACGGCTGCGTCCAAGCCACGGATAAGGTCTGGCGGAATTACTTTCATCTCGCCAGTCTCAACATCACGGATAACAATCGTGTTGTCCGATTTTTCCCTATCAACGCCCTTTCCGTCATCGAACATCACCACATTGCCACTGACGATATAGACTTTCTTGTCCGTGCCGTCCTCGTTCTGCAACTTCAATGATGCAGGGTGTATCATTCCGTCATGGCGGTTCACACGGCTGTCTACTGTCGCATTGGTTTCCTCAATACGGCTGTCAATGTCGTCCTGCACACGCTGTACCATACCATCGTATGCCGACTTCGCGTTAGCATAATCAATGACAGACTGAAGCTTGTCCGTATTGCCCAACTGCTTCTGCTCCTCAATGTAGCGCAAAGGATCATCGCCAATAAGAGCGTCCACCTCGTCCACATTCTCAATGCCATGCTCCTTCGCCACCTGCTCACGTTTCATGTCAAGCAGGTTCTTCGCATCATTCATGGCCTGTGGTTCCGTGGTGTCGTAACCCTTTGAGTAGTTGTCATTCACGCTCTGCACCTCGGGACGCTGCTCCTCATCGTCACTGGCATTGTTCACCTGCGCAATGTTGTAGCCTCTCATCATCGTCAGATTGCGCACATAGTTCAATGCCGCTTTCTTTTCTTCTGGATGGAGGTCGGGATTGTTGATGATGCCTGTCACTACATCCGCCATCTTGCTGTTGTCCGTGTTGTCAATCTTGTCGCGCAGAGGTACCCAGCGTTCTGCGGTCATTCGGAACGAGGCGAGGTTGTCGGCTTTGTCCGTGTTGTGCTTGTAGCGGTAGTACTGTGCCGTGTGATGACCCTGCATCATCATCGGTACAGAGCCAAGCAGTGCGCCCATGGTAGCACACCCCAGCCAGATGTCCACATGGTTCTGCAAGTTCGTCATGTCGTCCCATGCGTCCCCGGCATGGCCAGTAAGCGCATCAAAAAGCGACCCCTCGTATTCCTCCAAAGCCTCACCGGGCAAACCATTATAACCGCCAGACTCAAGCAATCTACTATACTGCTTGTACCATTCCTTGTTGCCGATGTTTGTCATCGCACCCGACAACTTGCTCAGCCCTATCTTCTCCAAGCCTTTCTTCACCATGCCACCGACACCGGGAATGAACTCACCGAACATCTCCGAGCCGTTCTCGCGTGCTTGCTGACGCTCTGCTTCAGCAAAGGCAGGGAGTAGTCCCATAGCGTTCTCTACCGTATAATTGCCATTGTCGTCCACACCGACCTTTCCCGAAGCCAGTGTACCCATCGTAGCGGCTGTTCTGCCTATGCCAGTTGTATTGCTGACGTATGCACCGGCCATATGGGCACCTATCAGCACACCTGTCGCTTTCAGCGTCCTGCGCACCACGTCGTTCTTCCACAACTGGGCAGCTTCCTTGCCTGTCACCTTGGCTAAACCTTTGGCCATTCCCTTTGCTGTTCCTCGCATGATGCCCTTGGCCATGCTGCCAGCACCGGGATTGAGCATAAGGTCTTTCATGAAGTCGAGTGAATTTGCAGTCATGCCACCAGCCCTTGCCCATGCACCATAATCTCCGCCATACATACCCTGCACGGCATTGTCCGTGGCAAAATTCTTCAGAACGGCCTCGGCTGTCTGCTCTTCTCTTGTCAGAGGCTTACCTGCCGCACGTTTTTTGTTGATGCTGTCAATATGCTTAGAGGCACGCGTCAGGGCGGTTGCGTCACGCATCTCACTCATACCATCAGTAAAGGTATAGCCGTTCAGTGCCGTTGTGCCGAGCGAATGCCAGAAACTGTTCATCTGGTTGTTCTTCTTGTCCTCCAACAACTGGATGGTCTGATGGTTCTTTCGGGCTGCGGCCATGAGTTGCAGGTACTCGTCATCGTTGTCATATTTCGACATACGAGCCTCCAGCTCACCAGCTGGACCTGCACCGGGTGTCATGGCTGCTGCCGACTCACGCATGAAGTCGTTGAAACGCTGGTTAGGGCGTTCATCAATCTCCTTCATGCGCTTTTTCATGGCCTCGTCCAATCTGTCACGCTCAGCATAAGCATCACGCAACTGACCACTTACGCTCATGCTATCCTTGTACGCGTCGATGGTATTCTGCTCCAAATCAGCCGCACCACGATCTGTGAATTCGTTGCCACTTTCCGTGATATAGGTCTGCTCCATCTTGCCCGACTTGGGGTTGTACTGTGGTTTCTTGGCTACGACCTTGGTATTTTGTCCCAAGCGCACACCACTGTTCTTATCTCCAATGGTGACGCGCGGCACTCTCAGACCAGCGTTGGCTCTTGCATAGTCCATGCGGTTCTGCGTACGCTGGATCGAGGCATTTGTCTCGGCCATCATGTTGCCTACATTGGCCAGCACCTTCTGGCGGTAAGCCTCAGTGATGGGCGTCCCCTTGGGTTTGGCTGGAGTTGACTTTTCAGGAGCAGGTGCCACCTGCATCTTCTTCATGAACTCCTCATACGAGGAGCCAATCCGCGCACCATTTGCAGAAAGCAAGTCATACACCTTCTTGCGGTTCTCGTAATGGTCATTCCCCGTGAACCCCTTCAGGAAAGTTTTATAGTCCTGCTTATACCCACCCTGTTGCAGGGTAGCATACACTTTTTTGAGTTTACTATTGTCTAATGGCATAATGATTTCTGTTTTGCGTTATATTGTCAGTCCTGAAGCCCAATTGCCTCCTCGCTTGCCACCACTCGGCTTTGCAGCTGGTTTCGCCTGTGGCTTCGTTGCCGCAGGTTTCTTCCTAATTCCGGGGTAGAACACCTTCTTTGATGTGGTCTTCTTGGTCTTCTTCTTGCCCGTAACTTTGCCACGACGCAACACATCGCTGTCTGTGCTGTCCGTAGTGTTCACAGTCACACTGTCAAGTGTTCCATGCTGGCGAGCCTTGGTAATAGCTTCGTTTTCGGTCTTGGCATAATGCATGTTTCCGTTCTCGTCCCACCACTGGAAACGTCCCCGGGTATTGGTTTTGTGCTCATTTGCTGAAGCGTAATGGTCTGCAGCTGAAGCATGGCTTGCTTCGGCCGATGCCGCCGCTGCCTTGCCTCGGTTTCTCTCCGTGTTTACCTTTTCCTTATAGAGGTCTGGAGCATTTTCCGCTTCTGCCTCAGCGGTAATAGCCTCCTGCTCGGCTTTAGTGGCCTTACCAGCTTGCTCACGCTGCTTGTCGGGCTGCAATGCCGCAAGCCATCCGTGCTCCTCTTGCTCACGCTGTGCCTTCTCCCTTGCCAATCTCAGTGCCTCCTGCTGCGCTTCCATTTCTCGCAAGGTCTTGGCACGCTCATTCTGTGCGTCACCGATTTTGAGTGAATACTGGAGATATTTGTCCGCGTTGGCTTGTCGTTCAGCTTTCAGCTTCTCCAGTTTCTCCTGCAATGGCGTGAGCTGGCTTGCCTCCTTGTGGTCATACATGTTAGGAGCACCGCGAGTAGTGAAGAAAAGGTTGCTCAACGCTTGCAGACCGTCGCTGACAGCTGAAACAATCTTCGCTGACTTCTCTCTGCGTTCTCTCTTCTTGCGTTCCTCCTCGGTTTCCGGTTCCACGCGGTTGGCGGCTTCCTGCAAGGCTGCTATCTGCTGATCGTAGCCCATCGTGTCGTTGTGTGGCGACACACCGGCTGGCTTGTCGGCAGGTGGTGCCACGTCAGTCTTTGGTGGTTCCTTCGACTCCGACGGCTCCGGCGCATTGCCTCCGCTGTTCTGCTCGGTCCATACCTCCGTCCCTTTCGGTGCTGGCTCTGGCTGTGCAGGCTGCTCGGCCCAGTCAAGCGAACCTTTAGGTGGGGTATATCCACCATCATTGCCCTGCTCGTACTGTTCCTGCTGTTCTTCTGTCCAATTGCTCATGTCGAATGTTTTTAGAAGGCTCCAGCAATCCCTGCACCTGCTTTGGCAACGCCCTGCACGGCTTGACTGATGGCTTGTGCCTTGTTAATCTCCAAATTGTTCAACGCTTCGTTGATCTGCGAGTCGCGCTGCTGATAGGTCTGCTCAATCTGGTCTTTGCGGTTCTCCGCATTGACAGCTATCTGCGACGTTGCATCGGCCAATGCTTGTGCGTTCGCGGCCTTGGCTGCTGCTGTGCTCTCGTCAGTACCACCCATCACGGCTTGGGCACCTGCCGCCTGTCGGTTGCGGTTCCTGATGCTCTCCTCGGTCTGAGTAAGTATGCGCTGAGCGTCCGCCCTCTGCGTCGCGTCCTCGTTATAACGACGGTCATACCAGTTCTGGTTGGCCTCCTTCTGTGCTTGGAGGTTCTTCTTCACTCGTCTCATCGCCTTGCTTGCGCTGATGCCGCCAAAGATGCTGCCGGCTGCTCCGAGTGCGCCTCCTGCTATGCTACCAATTAGTCCCATATCGTTTTATGTTTCAAAAGTTATAATTCGTGCGCTAAATTAGTAATGTATCTTTGCCCAACACTTTTAACTTTTGCGCCAACGGCGCAACACAAAACATAATCAATATGAAAGGAATGAAGACCGGTGGCCGGAAAAAGGGCACACCAAACAAGGAGAACCCGATAAAAGGGTTCATCAAAACACATTCCTTGGCATACTTCGAACCCAAGGAAATAGTTGGCGACGACGGTAAGAAGCGCACAATGTCAGACTTCGATTGCGACATGATGATGCTTGCGCCAGACGATCGTGTAAACGCCGAGCTGCGCTTGTTAGAGTTCCATACGCCAAAGATGAAGGCTATCGACGTTGACATGAACGCACACGTCAACGTGCGCACAATCGAAGACAAACTCCGTATCCTATGCGGCGAGGAAGAAGAAGATGATGATGACGAGGACGAGGACGATTAAGCCTGTCTCTATTTCATCTACTTTTAGACCGACTCATTTTGTTTACTCATAGTTTTTTTAGGCTTCGACCTGTCCGTGAGGATGGGTCGTTTTTGTTTTCATGCTCTTCAATAAAAACCCCTATGGGGTTATTTCAGAAACCCCTAAGGGGTTATTAAAAACGCAAAACAAAAACCCCTATGGGGTTATTTATAAAACCCCTTACCCGTTTTTGAAACTGCATGAAAACCAACCACAAATAAACCCCTCGCCAACTACATGTTTCCACACATAATCAACGGCTTCAAAGAGAAAACTCTACTGAAACGAATTGTAATAAACATGCTTAAACTCTAATGAATGACGACAAAAAGCGAAAAATACAAATAGCCGTTATCTAATGATATTCAAGCAGTTGCAACGAATAAAAACCCCTATGGGGTTATTTTAGAAACCCCTAAGGGGTTTTTCAAAGATAGAAAACTCGACACAAGAAATATCCCCTATGGGGTTTTTCTCGCGCGCGCGTATAGATATAACGAATGTTATATAAACATAAAGGATAAAGGAATATAGATATATATTATACTCCTTACGTCGTATAATAAGACGACAACGACGACAAAAAGACTTCGAGTTTGAAGTTCTTTTTTTACTTTCTGAGATACTACAAAATGAAAATGTCCGACCTTGCAATTGCAAAGCCGGACAAAAATTAAAAGCCCTTACCTTTGGTGCGTTCATACACCGCCTCACGTTCCGTGTCAACGTTTTTAATTCTGAATTGAACTGCACATCTTTCCGGGATGCTGTCCGGCAGCTTCGCCGCCAGCCGTGATATAATCTCGTCAATGTTGCTGAAGCCGATGTCGCTCACCTCGGCAAGAACCTCACCACGGAAGTAGGCCCGGGCATAAATCATGTACTTCGGTGCTATGCGGAACAAAGCGTCCTTTCGTTCGTCAACGTCTCGCGCCATTCCCTGCTTGCTCCTGCGTGTGCTGAAGAAGATGAAGTCAATCACTTTAGCGTTGAGTTCCCACGCCGGTGTGAAGTCCAACTTGATATAACCTCGTGTGATGGTGCGCCCATGAGAGTGGTTCATGGCAAATGCAACCTCGTCAATGGATGCTTTGCAGTCGTTCTGCGCCACTGTTCCCCATGTGTGCCGGAACGTGTATGCCTTGTACTGCTTCGCTTTCGGGATGCCCATACTCTCACAAACCATCTTGATGCCTTTGTTCACACAAGCACAGAAAGAGTCACTGTCACAAAACCTTTCATGGAAGTTGAAGAAGTACTTGTCGTTTGGATCGTGCGATTTGTACTTCTCCACCAATGGCTGGATAACCGGCTCCACACGCATCTCGATATATGCATCATCCGTGCGTACCTTCTTCGTCTTCGCCCTGTTGTAGCATAATATTCCGTTGTGATAGCCGTCCCTTGGCATTTCGAACAGGTCCACCGTGTTAATACCGGCAAGACAAAGTATCATCTTTGCCACGTCACGCCCAATCTCTGGCACCGGGTCAATGAACTTCGTTTCCGGCAATGGTGCAGCAAAGAATAGTCGGCATTCCTCCGGGCTGATAGCAATCTTTGTCGAGCGGTCCGCCTGTGGTATCTTCACCTTGCCCCAAGGGTTCGTCCTGATACGGATGATGCCGTTGTCATAGTCGTTGTATTCCTTGATGGCAGCTCTGAACACTTGCCTTATGCACACAGGGTACATTTCCTTTGCTCTGTGCGTCTGCTCCAACGTAGCTATCCATCGGTTCACGAATGTCGATGTCAGCTGTCCGAACATAAGCCTGTTGGTACCTGCAAACCTCTCCATGTGCTGCAACGCCAGTTTGTAGTTCTTGGCGTTCCGCACCTGTCCATTGTCAATCATACGGTCTATGTGAAGTGCAGCATAGTCAGAGAAGCACAAGTCCTCGTCCTCCTTGGTCACATACTCGATGATCTGCCTGACCGTCCACCTTGTGCAGTCCACCCTGTTAAGCAGTTCCGTAAACCTCAATATGCGCCTTGCGCAATACTCATTCACGAAAGGGTCTGTAATGTTACCGTCCTTGTCAACGTGTTGTTTTGTTACCAACTTGTCCGTGCTGATATAGCCGGGCTTTATTTTGTGAACCACGCGGATATAGACTTTATAGAAACCATCCTTGCGTTGAGTTCTAACTACTGGTTTGAATGTTGCCATAATCTATCTTTCAAAATTTGTTTGTAAGTTCTTGTAAGTGTCCGCCCGGTTCATTGTGTCATTTTTTGTAAGTTTGCCCTACAAATTCTGCATGATTAGTGTGCAGAACGTGCAGACCCACCAAAAACAATTTAGGCGGCAAGCCTCTTTATTATCAGAGACTTACCGCCTAACTCGTTAGTTACGAGGGCTTATCTTA